GGCATTTCCATGGTACTCCTTGTAATCTGATGAATCATGTATCAAACATACTCATTTGCTGTCTTTTAAGAAACGTCACGAACCAGGCCAGTATTGAGCGCCATCTTTCCAAGCCATCTCCGACTCATCATCAAACAACACATAGTTGTCATTTCCATCGTCCATCAAACCCGTGTAGATAATAATTTGTCCATCGCCATCTTCGTCAATCAAATAGTTCTTACAAAGCGCAGCGATTTTGGCGCGGAACCGCTCCCCACTCGTCGTCTTTGCGCGTTTAGCGCGGGGTCTTGCTTTGGCCTTGCGCTTCTTTGCTTTCGCCATTATTTGCACTCCTTGTCTAATATGGTTCATGAATCATGATCAACTCCGCAAACTTCACATGTTCTTGATTCTTTATCAAGAAAATTAATACCTACATAAATTCTAATCGCAAGCAAACATACAAATAAACCATAACCTATGTTGCTGATAATCATATCTGTCATATTTAACACTACCGTTTCGGGATACTTAACGCTACTGTTTCGGTGGGCCGTGTAGGGATCGAACCTACGACCAAGGCATTATGAGTGCCACGCTCTAACCACTGAGCTAACGGCCCGTATGTCGTGAGCCGAGAGGGAATCGAACCCCCGACACTCACCATGTAAAGGTGACACTCTGCCACTGAGCTACCGGCCCCTATAAAAGTTCATCATAACCATACTTAAAATTAGTGCTGTTTATACCAGCATCCCGCTTATGTTTAATCTCTCTTCTTTTTCTAAGAGCCGCAAGTCTATACACGCAATCTATACCACGATCGGTAATGAAATATCGTTTACCGTCAGCGTGAGAATAGAAGTTCACTAGTTTCATTTTTAACAATCTAGACAGAGCTCTTTCTAAATTGTCTTTCTTTTTATATCTTGCAGCATTTATTGTATAGAGCTCACTAGACGTAGGATCTGTATACGCAGTGGTCCTACTATACATATAAATGAAATGCAACAATACGTCGCTCATAGAGCCGGACTCTACAAAAGGTCTAAGTGCTTTCGACTTTTTCGACATTAGCAGTTTCCTTGCCTTTGATATAACCATTTACAAGATCTATGATCTTTGTCCATTTAGGATCATACAAATCAGAAAAAGCCGTAAGATCCTTTAAAATCTTTTCTTTCATCCCTCTTTGGGTCAAATCCCAAACCATTTCAAGAAAAACTTCACTGTCTGTCTTCAGATGATGATCCTTTCCGGTAATTGGATTACGAACGGTGACATAATCTGCATACAGATGGGGAATCATACAATAACTACTGGAATTTATTGCTGCTTGTACCTTTTGTTCCAAAGTCGTTTTTTCTTCCTTGACGACCTTATTCTTCTTCAATGGTGGCATAAAAATTCCTCCTACTTTTTGTTTGATTAGTTTGAAATGTACGTCACTGCATACTTTTATTTCAAACAAACTTTTTAATGCTGGACCGTGCGCCCTGCGGGGATCGAACCCGCGACCAGCGGATTAAAAGTCCGTTACTCTACCAACTGAGCTAAAGGCGCGATCTAATCAGTTGTAGACTATCTTGGTTACGGGTGGTGAACCTGTTGAAACAACGACTGCCTTGGTCTTAGAGTCTTTGTTCTTTCGAAAAGCAACACGCGTATTGTCAGCGGCAACTTTTGCTTGTTCTACCGTACCCAAAGAAACCAACCTAATCTTGGTTTCCAAAGCAATTGAAATTGTATCATCTTTGCTACCGGAAACAGACAAAGTCTTTTTTGATCTTTGTAGTGTACCTGGTGCAACATGGTTGTTGTCAATGCCGATTTTGCATCCTGCATTGAATGATCTTTGCAATACCTCATAAACCGCGTCGTAAGATACACCGGCCTTCTGAGCCAAAGATCTGACGGTAAATGCTTTACCGGTTGCAAACAACTGGAATGCATAGGATGCGCCACCGAACTTTGGACGATAACGATAAAGTGCCGCAAGGAACTCTGCAGTGCCGCTTAAGTACGTCTCCATTACTTCTGCGACTACCTTGGATTCACTCTTGGCATCATCTTTGCTCTTTGGCTTTGAACTCCCGTTCAATCTTTTGGGATCAAAAACATAAACCTCAGAACCCTTTGAAGAAACTGAAGAATCATGTTTGCCAATAAGCTTGACAAATTCTTCAGGAGTTCCTTCAAACTCAATTCCATTAATAATTGCTTTCATTTTATATTTCCTTTCTTGATGAGATAAGGCATTATTTTAACTTGAAATAATCAGTATACTGACCTACAACACCAGACTTTGAAACAGCAGCAATTCTGCATGAATCAATGTTAGATACTGGTATAGCAACGTAAAAATAATTTAATCTATGACCTCTATTACGAATAGATCTTGAAACATTGTTTGACCCAGAATATGAACAATCAAATAAGTATGCAGAAAGAAGATCTGTTTTACCAGTATACTTGAAATCAAGATACAGATAATCTTTTCCGTGTACATCTTTGTATATGCCCAATATTTCAGGAACGGTCAAAACAAACTCAGTGTCTCCTTCAGGAGGAGCCGGCGCAACAACCGTTGTAGTTGTAACAGGAGGCTTGATAGTGGTTACTGGCGGACGCAAAACCGTTGTTGTTGTAGTTGTGGGTGAAGGCATTTGACCGTCACCAAACAAATATCCAAGGTCTATTCTTTTTGTGACGATGGATGTAAAATCATCTATTGCAGGCATTGAACTATCCTTAAAGTCTTGTGTTACTTTGTCTACAGACTGTACTCCGTACTTGGATCTGTATACTGCGTAAGCACCAGCAACGTGAGGAGCTGCCATGGAAGTACCTGAAGCAGTTCTGTAAGAACCGTTCAATTCTGAAGAATATATATTATCTCCAGGAGCGGAAAAATCTGTATCTTCATGAACATTGGAAAACTTAGTTACTTCGTCCCTATTATAATAGGTTGCAGCTACACTGATAGTGTCGGTTATGCATGCAGGAGAACTCATTCCGTGAGAATAAGCGTTTCCTGCTGACACAACTGTGGCAATATTTTTTGACTTAAGTTTAGAGATAATACTTGTAAGATCTGGAATATAGCTATTGCAAGATGATTTAAATACCATCGTCGTGCCAAGAGACATGTTTACTGCAGCAATGTTGTATTCGGATGATATCGAATCAACCCACCGCAATGCAGCAATGATATTGCCGTCAAACGTAGATCCGTATCTGTCAAAGATATTTACTGCAATTATCTTTGCTTCTGGTGCGACTCCTGACATGTTGGCGTTGGAACCGGCGACGATTCCTGCCACATGAGTACCATGCCAGTGAACCGGCTTTGCGGCTCCCTGTCCAATCATTTTGGTTGTACCATTTGGACAGGCTACTGCAAAACATGCTTCCAACGCCACCTTGTTGGACAAAAATGAAGATTGAACATCTACGCCTGAATCTATAACGACCACAAAAGACCCATTGCCTTTGTGTAGATTCTGATGAGCCTTGACAGCACCAATCTGCGACAAACTTCTTGTAAGATTCATTCTGAACTTAACTGGCCCTAACGCCTGTAATGTATCTGCTTTGACACTTGTTGTGTTCGAAAAAACAAACAAAGGCATTAATGCCAAAACAATAAGTGAAATAAAAATCTTCTTCATAATATTCCTTTCATAAATATTATGCGTATAAACCGTGCTGGCGAGGCAGGGCTCGAACCTGCGACCCAGGGATTAACAGTCCCTTGCTCTGCCAACTGAGCTACTCGCCAATATCTTCACCTTCAATGGTGTTGGCTGCTCTGCGATAAACAGTTGAACGACGGAGCTTTATGTTCGGTGGACCAAATCCAAGTAAAGATCTGTCGTATTCATTTTCGCCAGCCCAAAAACCATGCTCTCTGTTCGAGCGGGCATAGTTTCTGCACTGCTCAAAAACATCGCAGTTATTGCATATTTTACGAGCCTTTTCTTCGCGCCTATGAGCAGCTTGTGGACGCTCAGATACATGCCCAAAAAATAAGTGTGTCATGCCTTTGCATGCTGCACTTTCTATCCAAGAATAATCTTGATCAAACGTTTCTGGCATAACACCTCCCTAACCAATATGTGCCCAAGACGGGAATTGAACCCGTACGACTATCTCTAGTCGAGGGGGTTTAAGCCCCTTGCGTCTGCCTGTTCCGCCACCTGGGCATAGAACTATTTGACCAACTCACTTGGATCGTAAAGCTGTTCAGACGAAACCAAGGGATTGGTCAAGACGTCGTACATAGACTGGTACCAAGTAATCAGATATTCCAATTCTTCGAACCGTTCGTCATCTATAAGCCCAAGAGGTTTCAATTCCTTGACGGCTTCCAGAAAAACTATAGTATTCTTAATATTCTTATAATCTTCTGCTTCTGAACCAATCATAATACTTAATGACATATATATCCTTTCTGTATAACCTTATTTATTGCCCAAACTTTTTATTTCTCTGTTAATATAACAGGAAACGCAAAGTTTAAGATCAAACTTTTTCTTATAACTTACTTGATTAGAATAAACGTTGCAATCATAACATTTCAATTTAGAAGGTGGCGAATATTTGGACTTCATACTATCATTTTCTGGTCGTAGTATCTTGATATTTGTTCAACAAGCTCGTATGGAACAGAATAATCTACCTCATGATTCTGCTGATCAAGAGCACTTGCTGAACCGAATACAAGCACATCACCAGATATCACGTTAGTAGAAAGAAATCCAAGCATCGCCAAAGTGCATGATCTGTACAAACACGTTGCAACAAAATTTACATTATGATGATGAACCGCAAAATCAGTAACAACATACATATGATAATATGGGTGCAATGGTATCAACAAAAGAGAAGAAACTTGCTGTTTAAATACCTCCGATTTGACACCATCGGGGGTATTAAAACATATCTTTGGTTCTTTTGAACCAACAGGTATGTACAAAGACTTTATTCTTCGTTCAGCGTCTTTTTTTACAGACGGAAAATTTTCTGGAGTAATGCTGAAATGGTTTACTAAATATTTTGAAACATACATAGTAATAACCATTATAGCATATTTACTTCCATTTCTTATTTGAAGCTATTTTGTTTTCAAGCCATTTCGGTTTGGGATTAGCTTCATAATACTTTGTTATGATGTTGCTTGCAATACCTTTGGTCATATCTGCAGTCAAAGGTACACCAATTCTTTTGAGCAACCTTTTCTGCTTGTCAGTTGGTTCATCATGTCTCCAAACAGATTGATTATCAATTAAATTTACGCTGGAAGATCTATTGTTTATGACCCACCTGTCGCTTCTTGCAAAAGCTTCCCTAATATCAGCTGGGTATCCTAATACGGTCTCATTAGGAACAGTATTGAACCCAACTTTTTGTATGTGCACAACAGACAATCTTCCAAGAGTGTCTGTGTGTATCTTTAAAGATTCGTTGTTTCCAATGCCCAATCTGTATTCATCCTGTGCAGTTTCAGCCCAAACAAAAGTTGAATATTGTAATATGAACTGATTAGGTGGTGGCGGCATGAACAAATCAATTCTCTTGTACGCTAAATCAATGTCCTGTGGTTTAAGCACCCTAACGGCCTCTCCTGGGCAGTAGGCTTCCAGTTCCTTGTACTTGTTGGCAACATCGACCAAATCTTGACCTTGCAGGTCAAAATCTGGCGGCATGCCCAACAATGTGGGGAGACCCAAAGGCTTTTTGCCTTTCGTGGTATCGGCTACGTCTATGATCATGCAATTGTTTTTTCCCTCAAATAGACGGGTTCCACGACCGACTATCTGAGTGTACAACAATGATGATCGTGTTGGTCTAGCCAATATAACGACCTCTACAGAAGGCTCGTCAAAGCCCTCGGTTAATACACCCACATTGACGACTACTTTTATTTTTCCAGAACGAAAATCATTGAAAGTAGATTGTCTTTGTTCGTCTGGAGTGTCGCCAAGAACTACTCGTACAGGTGTCCCTTGTCTCGCAAAGGATGCGGCCAGGTCTTTTGCGTGCTGTACTCCAGCGGCAAATACGAGGGCTTTTTTATCTTTTGCAATCTCCAGATAAGACTTAACAACAAGATTGTTACGGTAAGGATTATTGATAGTATCTTCCAATTGAGACGCGATATAATCGCCATTTGTTGTCTCCACTTCCGAAATGTCAGTGTCTGTGTTTATTCTATAACCTACTAACCTACAAAGATATCCTTCTTGAATTAAATCAAGAATATTTTTATAGTAAACTATCTCGTCGAAAACATCTGTCAATCTTACCGAATCACTTCGTTGTGGTGTAGCGGTAACGCCCAAAAGAAGATTGGGATCAAAATAATCCAATATTCTTCTGTACGTTGTGGCTGCAGCATGATGTGCTTCGTCCACGACTATAGTCTTAAAATAATTTTTAGAAAATTTATTTATTCTGTTAGAATCTGACCTACCAAGAGTTTGCACAGAAGCAACTACAACGTCACAGAGTTCTGCAGTTTGTTCTGCTTTTTCTGTTTGAACATCCAGATCAGGATTGGACCATAAAATTTTGTCCTTGGCCTGTTCTAGAAGTTCACCTCTGTGGGCAAGAACGAGCATCGGTAAAGCATCGGGTATAGTTTGGGGTAGATGACTAAATACAACTGTTTTACCTGAACCAGTCGGAAGAACTATCAGCTGTCTAAAAATATTCTTGTCAATATTATTGACTATTGCATCTAGCGCTTCCTGTTGATATGGTCTAAGTTGTATAGTCACAACTCTCCTAACTATATGACTCTTGATATTCGTACGACACAGACTCGGTCATCATGTCTTCTACTTGTTCGTCAGAAACAGTGTCGATCTTAACATAATAAACTACGGTTTTGTCTTTTAATGTTATATATTCTTTTTCTGTTTTTATATTTTGTTTGTTTTTTTGCATATTTTCATTTACTCTTACTGTAATCAATATACGTTATATTCATATTCTTAAATGATCTAAATTGATAATGCATTGATGTATAGTACGATAACAAATCATTTATACTGAACGGAGGTTTATCAAGATGTGTATAAGCATAAAGCAATTCTATCATCTCCTGAGTAACTCCGTCGTGATCCTTTAGATCTATCTCCTTTGAACTTTGTTGGGCAGTGTCCCAAACTACTTCTTTGTCGTTCAAAGTGTAAGGAAGAAAGACTACGCCGGCCGATTTGTCACCCACAAAATAACAATGCAAACAATTGTTAACATCTTTAGAATCTTTAGATTTATACGTAGAATCAAGCACAAGCACACATGCTTCTGCATGCACAGCACTGTAAGAATACATCATCTCTGCAATGCAAGACTTGAAATCCGTTTCATCTACATAAGATCTGGCCACAATACCAAAAATCTTGTCTCCAAAGAAATCGAAAAATACCAATCTAGGGCGATAAGCAGCATTGTTAGTTAGCTTAACGTGGTCACTAAAAGAACTAGTGATATTTTTTATTTCTTCTTCTGGACTATTTACATAGTCTTGTAAAGAAGGATACTTAATCGCCATAATATTTTCTACGATCCTTTGATTATACTATTGAATACGACAGAATCTTTGAGCATGTCAAAGAAAGCATAAGTAATATAAACATACAAAGCTGTCCACAATGCAGCAGTAACTACTGCACCGGAAGACAACAATACCAAGAACGTCAATGCATAAGCGATGCTTTCTACTACCCATGTAGCAACAAGAACGCCTGTTTTTGACTCTGTTCTTTTCACGTAGTTTACGGTCTTTTTGGTGTATTTACCAATCTTATAAACTATTCCCTTACGTGACTCAGGATGATAGTCAATAATAGTTGGCTCAACTCTAGGTGAAGAAATTAAAGTCCGCAAAACGTCCAACATTTTGTCAACGTCGGATGTTTTGGTGTATACTGTAGTCGTCACTTTGTGACTCCTTTGTGGTTGGTAGGGTCGGAATGGGTGGTATGGGTCCACTCGTTCCGATCCTTTTATTTGAAATGGTTCATTTTTCGTACGTGTTACAATCAAAGGTGTTGATTCATTTCTACCTAATGATACATGTTTCGATGTGTGATTCATTCAGGTGGTTTGCTACGAATTCATCCTGATGATTCATTCCCAGTAATTGTTACAAATCAATGACTATAATTCATTCGTGCATCATGTTCAAAATCGTTGTTAGTGATTCATTTACTGCGTTTGTTACAAATCGGCGAAAATGATTCATTCGCTTTACATGTTACCATTAAATGTTTGTGATTCATTCCTCAGACATGATACTAATCCCAAATGATGATTCATTCATAGATCTTGTTACAAATTGAAATCAATGATTCACTCCGGTGAACGGCACTCTCTTCAGGCTACGGTTAAAAATATTATTCAGATAACGGGTATTGAATCTTGATCTGCTGATACCGCTGGGTCTCAATATTGGACACATTCCAAAGGTTGATAGCCCAACGTTGCGGATCTACGTTCTCAACCCAATGAACATTTTTACTGTTGAAGGAAAATACCTCTCCTCCAACAAGATCGATCTTTTCGACCTGTTCTTTTTCCCCCATGCACCAAGTAACTCTACCCAAGTTAATACTTATTGCATGGGCGCACAAAGCTGATGCATCTCTATGTGGGCCTATCTGACCACCCTTTGACACCAAACCAAAGTCAGGGCTGAACTTATGAGGTCGACATATCGACTGTATATAAGTCCATATTCTTTGGTCTCTATGTCCGGGTAACCATGGTCTAGATGCAGTAAGAGGCGCTTCGTACTGAAGCCACAATCTTCTGCGTCCAGGCGCATATCTAGATACATCGGTAACCAATAGTGGATCAAGATGTTCGTCGAAATAACTTACGATTGTACTCACTACATCAGAATGTATTTTCGTTAACATTTGTGTCATATTATCCTCCGGTATTTTGGGTCAAAACAAAGAAGTTATTTATTTGTCCAAAATGATGTATCCGGAAGAAACACCGTCCACTGCTTGATGATAATTCGGCACTTCGATCATATGAGAATGACCGCCATGCTGAATGACATAAGGTCGGGGTGCGCGTACGGGAGTACCCTGAAGATTAGTGTGGTAATCTTCGTACCACACCGTATGGAAATGAGACAAAAAGATCTTGGCAGCAAAGCGACGTGCCTGACCATCTATCTGACCGTCAGGTAAATAACCTTCCTGCAGTCTGCGACGGGTAGGATTGTTCTTCTTCCATTGTTTCTGCTCCAAGATTGACTTGGCTCTTTCGGAATATGTTCCAGATTCGTTCAACTGTACACGACGTGCTTTGTCCTGCAGATACAACTTGCCATAAAAGCACTGGTCGCGACCAGAGAACTTCATGAAACTCTGTCCAATTTTCCAAACGAGAGTCTTTAGATCTGCGTTATAAGGGCGCTTTTCGCCCTTCTGCCAAACAACCGTGGGATCCATTCCAGCGAAACGCCAAATGCTACCAGCAGTATGGGCCTTGGAAATGTCAATGTTGGACAACAATCCAGCGGTGATTACCGGACCTATGCCGTACTGGGAAAGTGCCCATCGTCCGGCCAAGTACTTGCCACTGAAGTGCTTGAATGGATCAACCAACGACTGCTCCATGTACTTCATGTTGATAGCCATGTGTTCGTTCATTTGATTCGGCTTTTCGCGTTTGGCCAATTCTCTGGACTGGGCTGCAATCGCAATGCGTGCATCCTGCAGTCGATAATAGGCCTTGACCAATTCCCGAACAGTGTGAGGATCTTCGGGATAAGTCATCTTGCGAACGTCCTTCACGAAATTTCTCCACAAAGGAACGTTGATCTCCAAATCAGAACCAATTTCATCTTGCTGCATTTGAATCTCTGTATCTTTATTCATATAATATACTTACCTTTCATATATTGTTGTTATTAATATCTTGATACGCTGGAAGTTCTGGTGAACTTGATCGTGGGTGTGAACACAACTTCCGTGTCCTGACGATGTGCTTCTTGGAAAGACATCGGGTCGTGATAGATGTGCTTGTCGTACTGCCATTTGTCGCTCTTGAACGTGTTTACGTCCACATCGCCGTCCGCTTTCGGGGTGAAAAAGACGGTGCTTGCAATACCGTAAAACTGTAATGCAGACTCCAAATAAGGATAAACGAATCGATTCATTACGATCTGATCCGTAACCTTACCTGCAGATGTGGGAACGTTCAAAGAAACCGAATACATGGACAACACAAAATCATGCTTGTCTTCTATACGCTGGAAAGAATTAATGATATTAACAATCTCAGTGTACATTGACTCCCATGATCCTCTGACTATGTTGCCAGTTGATTGCGTGGTTTCAGAAATATTGACCTGATAGATCTTGCTACGAAAGTCCTTTACCGTGGAAAGTGCCTGAAAGTAGAGGCGTTGGGCGAGATCATGTACGATCTGCGGTGGCTTAGCGTTTAGCTGCGCCCAATTGCGTACTTTCTGGCAATACTCCGAATACTTTTGTGAACAAAGTAGATTCATTTGTGTTATCTTACCGTCGTGCAGTACGATCTCTTCTCCGTCCTTCAGATAACGTTTGAAACCTCGTTTCAGCCAAACATTCGTGTCTATTGGTTGTGCGGAATCGATGATCTCTCTGACGATCTTCTTGGCTTCTTCGTCAATCGCAAGTACATCCTCTGCAAAGTCGGGGTTGATGCACTTGTCAATTGCCTTTTCCATAGAACAAAGTTGGACTGGACGATGTTTGTGAATGATCAAAGAATGAACCATTGCGGCATTGACGTAACCTCCGACATTGCCGCCGGTCATGGCGACTTTGATATCTGAAATGACGTCGTCTTGTGTATACAAGCCGGTTTTCTTGGACTTCTTAACGTGTTCGGATGGAAATCCAGTATAACGTACTTCTTTATCACGAATACATTCACTGAGTCGTTTTGGCCATCCGCGCCCGGAAACGGTGGGGAACTTGATCGGAGTGCCATCTGCTTTGTGCCAAGTGGGTGACCATTGGCCCTCTACATACCGAAAGATCGAGTACTCACCGATACCGTTTGGTGAACGGCATACGATGACGACTTTTTGTCCGTCAAATTTCCCGCCTTCCATGGTGCGGTAGAACAGCTTGAAATAATCGTCCTCGTCGTGGCCGCCGTGCGACTCGTACATCTCGAGCCAATCAGCGTCGTTGACGACGTGAACGCCTATCTCGTTGATACGAATGATTTGACCCTGTTCCACCTGTACGCTCAGCTCATAGCCAGCCATATGTGCCAACGACTCTGGTATCACCTGTTCGTAGACAGAACAAGGAATGGGAACCCGAGACTGGTATGGTTTTGCGTGGCTGGTTGCCAATGTTTCAAAGAGCCAAGGTGAATCGGTTATCTTCATTCCAGAGGATACCCATCGGTAACCAACGTACGACATTCTAGAGTTGGCCTCTTCGTCTTCTGCGTCTGCGAGGTTACGGAACTGTCGTTTGTAGATTTCACGCCAGTTCGTAAGCAGACGACAGTTGACCGCATCATCAAACATTTTCTTGTACTCTTCGTCTAGCCAGAACTCCATGTCTGACTGGCGAAACAGATTTGGAAGGTTGATGAGCGTTTGGTCGTCGGTGATTACTCGTTCGTGGGAACCTTGCGGCTCTGCAATGAATTTGAATCCGTTTTCATACTTGATTTCTGACTTGATGTTATCCTGGGAAGTGATGATATCAACTCCCTCAGGTAGGTTGTCAGAAACTATGCAATTACCCTTGAGGAAACCCTTATCGAAAACGATGCGGGCATTGTATACTTTCTGCTTCAAGAGATTGCGTACCAGCTTCTTGCGAATCCGCCAATCGTAATAATACTCTTTGGTGTCGGTGGTCTTTGAGGGTTCGTATACCGGCAAGTTGGCTACAGCACGCTGTATCAACTTTGAAGATACGACAAAACCACCGTCCAACAAGCGAGCAAGAACTTTTGGGTCCTTGAAATCTACACCGGGATAGTCTTGTGACAAAGAAGCTAACATTTCGGGATCATTGAAATTGTATTCTGAATATTGAGTGGGATCTACGATCATTACGTTCAACTCGTCCTTGGCAAACGTTGCGTTCAACAGTGCAGGACGGTGAAAAGTCTTGAGTCGTTTCGCAGTCTTGTCTCCGGCGTAAACTTCGTAACCAAGACGCTTGAATGCCTCTAGCCAACCTGGACACCCCTCGATGATAACGAAGGCCATTTTGTCCTTGTCCACGATTGCATAAGAAATCTGTGGATGGCGAACGATGGCTTCTGCTATCCGTAATTCGGATGGTGTCTGAGGTATTGGTAGAGTGGCCATTCTAAACGACACAGGTTTTTCCGTAGAATGCTGCTCAGAAAGTGCCTGTACGGCTTGACGCAGAAAGCCTGTGTCATAGAAGCCGAACTGGTAATCGTTCATGCTACGCAAAGGACCGTATATTTCTGCGTTGAGCCGAACTCTTGGTCGATAGGACAATGTCATATAATCTCCATTTTCTCCATAGTTGCGTTGATATGGCTATAAATATACTATCTATTGTTTATTTTGTTTGCTACCCATCTCAATCCCCAGACGGGAAATGTAATTACTTTTATTACTGTATAAATTACTTTAGCAAGATCTTTGAATGCTTGAACCCATTTTCCGCGAATATGGGAAAGCATGTTGCCACCATAGCGGGCTGCTTGCTCTGAATCATAATTCCAGTGCAAGAATGCATAACCCGGAATAGATAAAACAGTACCAAACAAAGCAGCGCCCATAACGACAAGACCTGCGGCTCCAAATAGAAAGCCAAGTACTGATGACAAAGTGATTGAAATGATCATGTTAAACCATTTCAACCGATGAGCATTTTGTCTCCACCACGGAATATTCACTGCGAGCATCATTTCTACGATAAATGATGATAAACCAAGAACGATCATCATAGTAAGGAACATACAACTAGCCTTTCTTTAGTTAGATGTTTATGCCATATTTTGAATTAAAATAAAGGGAATAAGATCCCCTATTTTAGTCAGATGTCGATACCTTTTTTGGACACTTGGAAATATCCCATGTGCAGGGATTCCATGGTGACCATCCTGCTATATCATAAAGAAGTTTACCGGCTTTAAGATTGGTCAATGGATCCAACAAAGGCTCTTGTGTGCAGACAGACATTCTATTGCATACTGCTGCCCACTTGTTGCGCTTAGTGTTGTAATTGACTCCGTTGATCTGTAACAAGCCTGTGTCTGAACGGTGGTTCCATTCAGAAACTCTGGTTATGACACAATTAGAATTTACGACATCACCGCCACGACGGTTGGGACAACCGCCTGACTCGCGTAAGATTATCTGGCCTAACTTATTCCATGTGTGTTCTGGCCAACCTGCTTGAGCAGCAAGGTATGGTAACCAAGAAATATCACCATGTTTAAATGTTAGTCCGTAATGCTGAACGCTATTTATATTAGAACCAATATCTTTAGTTTCATTTAATGAATAAAGATTGTTATGTTGTTGTACGGTGTGATGTGTTTGTACCACAAGGGTACTAGGGGGCTCCTTAACTTGCTTTGTTTCTTCATGTAACTGATTGACTACAAACAGTCCAGTAAAGTTAACAAAGGTAAGTAAGGTTACTACAAAATATTTTATCGCGTTTTGTACTAGCATGCGTTTTCGCTCCTTATCGTCTAGTCTGACAATCAATTAACAATTGTCATTAGTATAACGCAGGTTGCGAACCCGAAGATGTGCGGACAAAAACGAAATGCCCGTCACAGATGGCAGGTTGCCTATCTCCGACTTCACAGTATTGCTCTGTTATGTTAGGGATCTTTTCCCTGCCCGCTGGGAACGGGCATTATATCCTTGTATAGTAACCTTATCTAATAATAAAGTTAAGAATTAGCAGATGTTGAAGCTTGAACTATGGTGTAAGTACCGTAGGATACAAGCTGAAATCTGTTTTGATTGGCTCTAATATAATTCAACAAAGTTGGAAGGCTCACTCCGATTTGTTCGCACATCTCTTTTGTTGAAAAAGTATTGTTGACGTGTGTGTTGATGAATTGTTCAATTTGTGGTGTTTTTGATGGCTTAGCCATTATGGTACTCTCCGTTTAAGGTGTATAAAGGTGTATAAATATTATAGTGTAGAAGGGTAAAATATGCAAGTTTTGTTGAAATTTATTTTATTTGAATTACAACATATTAATATATATATAGTATGGTTGAGAACAAACCTATATAAATTTGACCCATTAACAATTTCTAATATTTAGACTTGACAGGCAAGTAAAAAGGCATGTTAGTCCATAGGACTTGAGTGGGTTCATCTTGGTAATAACGCTCAATGATTATATCTTCTTGGCCGTCAAAATAATTGCAAGTATGGACCGAACCAAGGTACAAAAACTTAGAGTTTGAATTGTCTACGATCCATGTAATTCTTTTGTCGTTACCCAACGAACGGGCTTTTTTAATCTCTAAAGATCCTGAAGTGGATTTATTCAGATTCTGAGTAATCCATAATAAGTTATAACCCTGTTCGTTTGGCAGTACGACGGATATGTAACCATCATGAGCTGGTACAAAAGGCGTGTACTTCTGGCCGCCCCGCTCAATAAAAGATTCCCTATTCCATAATGCATGATGAACTCTAAGAATAGAAACTATCTTAGGGTCATCTGTCATTGGTAAGCGTTTAGAATCCATGAGCTGCGTTGACATATGGCAATGAACCTTTCTTAAGTTGGATATAGTTCTGGCGATTCACAGGGGGAGTAGGAATCGGGAACATGTTAGGATAAATGGAGGGAATCCTACAAGGTTGGTCTTCATCCACACATTTTTGTTATGTGCCCAGAAACTATACCGAATTGGCTGACGCAACAGCCAATCCTTTTAGTTTCCATTTTGCGCCCTGAGTAGGAGTCGAACCTACGACCTGCGGATTAGAAGTCCGTTGCTCTATCCACTGAGCTACCAGGGCAGGCCGCCCGCAAAAATTTTTATAATTTTTACGTATATGCTAATAGGGATAGAGTATATGCTTGTAGGAATATAAAGATATCCCCACTGTTCACCACTGCAACCCACTGGAAGTTAGTCGAAGTTGTGATCCAAGGGTATTTTTATTCTACAAGCCTTTTTGTTCCACGTCTTTTTTTTATCCTGTATGGTAACAGCACGTAGGCGTACTCCATTTTTGAAGTCTTTGCGATCCTGATCATTCCATTTGTTGGGCAATTTAGCCATGACACTACCGCCTTTGATATTGATATAGTATGTTGATAATACAAAATATAATAAAAGTATAATGGGTTCAGGCCCGAGAGAGCCTTTAATTTTACTTTTGATAACATTTTATTCTAATACTGATATTTATTTAAGTTTAATAATAAAAAGTCCTTTTAATTAAATCGAGCTACGAGGTCACAATATAGGGGCATATTTAACCTCGTAGCTCTAACAAACTTTTCCTTGTTATTTGACTTTAAGAGTAGATTGAAGAGTTATGTTATAATATTTTTTAAAGTCACGGCGTATTGGGTGTAACGCTGATTCTGTGCCGTGAGTTGTATATATCGGGCCCGGAATTGTTGAAGGGGGGACAATCCGGTATGCGCCTGATTTCTTCTGTTCTACTACAAAGCCAAGTCTTCTCAGCTCCCGAAAGACTTCTTTGATGGCTTTGGATTGATGTTGCTTTGGCATACATTGCTCCTTGTAAGTTTGAATAATTTTGGTATTGCTTGCTGAATATACTATAGCATATATTCTTTTTTAGATGCAACACCTAAAAGAACTTTTTTCTGGGGCCCCCCGAAAAATTCGGTGACCAGAGGACTAATAAAAATAAAAATATTTATTACCGTAAAGGACCGAATTTTTTCGGTACCCAGAAGACTAGAAATATTTTTTGTTACTGCTACCCTATAGCCTTATATAGACTATAGAGTAGACAGTACACATTCGTTCTATAGATCGTGATTGTAACCGATAAACCTGAGTCGTTTGGATTGAACCAAGTTGTCTACACATTCGTCACACACAATGCCGGCAAATTTAGAGGTATCAAACTCACTACCATAATGAGCACTGATCCTGATGTCACAACCACCATTGAGGTTGGTGGCGTTGTTTTCCCATAGGTGCATTACTGCTTTTTCACAAATGATACATGGTGTTAGTGGTGGGCGTTTTGTCATTGTTTGCTCCTTTTTGAATTAGTAAAATTTTTTTTATAGGGGTTTGTGGGTGATAGTGCAAGGACACTACCACCCACTACTACCTCTAACGCGTCAAAGCGTCAGTGATTTCATCTACGGTTTTAGTAGCGACCACGATGGCAAATGCCGAACCAACGACATTCAACCATTGATCTCCACCAAATCCATAGGCTCCCAGAATGCTGACATCTGCTGCCCAGACCGTCAAGACGGTCAACACTGGAAACAGAACTTCAGGCTTTCCTAGGTATGGAACCTTCTGCAGGAACGGAAGATAATTGAGAATTGCATCCGTGGCAAACGCCACAGCAAAACCCAAGAACACCGCCAAGGCAATCGGGTACATAAATAGCCTACCTTTCATTAGGGCTAGTATTATTTTTTATTATTATAAGTATTGGTGGTGTCCCCGCCAGATGGGCTTTTTGCTCTGATGGCAACTAACTGGCGGGAACAACACCTTCTACTTAGAACGGTGCAACTGTGGTGTCAACCTGTACTGCGACAGGTGCGTTGGCTGGCTTGTTGGTCGAGTTAGACCAGACATCCAGATCCACGTTACCATTGGCAGTCACAACCGTCCAACGACCACACGGTGCGTTGGTTGCGTTGTACTTGTCTCTGGTAACTTTCTCACCATTGGCTTGCACATCAACCTGACGAGAAGCACCAGACCAGATCACTGGGTACTGACGGCTCATGTCAAGTTCGTTCTTGATCTTGGCTTCGTGCAGTTTGACATCCCCTTGGGACATCTCGGCTGCCTTCTCCTGAATCTGCTTGGACAGGATGCTCGCTGCGGTCTTGTGTTCAATGACACGCACGAGGTTGCTGAACACCGCGTCAACGATGTCAATGAAACCCTGACCAGTGGTGGATTGCTTGCGGTCGGCTGAACCCAACTCGAAGGCAACCACTTCCAGACCCTGATTGGCTTTCATGTCATAGCAGGTGTGGAAACGCGGATTCTTGTGCAGCGTTGCCAGATCGTCAATACCACCTGCCGCCTTGAAGATTTCCACCGCGTGGGCGAAACCGTTCTGGCTGGCACCCATCTGTTGGAACATCAGTGGCATACCGTCGCTGAGGCCCTTGATCAGGTTGGTGTCGTTGAGGATCTTACGCACGTCATCAAGGCTCTTGCCCTTGGCGCTCTCAAGAATGAGGGTCTCGATCAACTCACTCAGCGTCATTACCTGACCGCCGAGTTCGACTTCAACCTTCAACTTGACTGGCTTGAACACGCCACCAAAGACTTGGCTGATACGGGGCTCTGCGTTCTGGCGGCGGACTTCGTGGTCACGAACCGTCAGACGAGTCCAGAATGCGGACTCCAGAGTCGCATAGGTGTCAATGGCATTGCCGTTGATGGAACCCTTGATCTTGACGCGCTTGTCCTTGATCAACTTGACGGTTGAACTCTGGGACTTGAGCGCATCGGGGTTCTCGGTGACAACAGCGAATGTGTCGCTCTTGATACCGAACTTGTTGCTTAGTGTGGACATAATATGTTTTTTTCCTTTGTGTTTTATTGTTTGATATGATATGATGTATTGCTGAAGGAAAGTTCACTGCTGAACGATCCCCTATTTTGTATTTCAATCGCCTGATTCAGGAACGATTGGTGAGGAACTTTCTCCACCAGCCTGTTCCTTGTAACCAGCAACGAAGTCGTCTTTGGCCGTTACCAATGTTGACTTTGTCTTGCTGATCGCAGCCTTACCACCACTCTTGGTGGACTTGGCGAGGTTCTTTGTTTGGGCGGTTGTCTTGCCCAACAGTTTACCTAACTTACGCATGACATTACCTCTTTCTTTTGTTGTTAGAATTCTTCATATGTTCCGAATATTGCATCTATTAGTTCAGTGATTAGATCGAACAACCAATCAAACACGCATCACCTCCCTTCAATATGACCCCTATTTTCCTAGGAATTTTTAAAACAGGAAGGCTAGTGTTATTTTTTTCTATCGTCATTAACCTTGGCCAATCCGACCAAGACTATGACAATAAGATTTAGAATGATTGCCGTGAATATTCCCGGTAACAGCATTACAAGCCCGGCTTTCGCCGGAACTTGTATGCTGCACCAGAAATTAGGAATGCAATCGTGGTGACGATCAAACCAATTTTAGTGATCGGTTTCATGAGTACAACTCCTCTTTACGAATTTCACCCAGCATTTCGTACAAGCCTGCACGATAGTTGTCCACAATGGCTTTTGCCTGTTCGAAATTCGCACAGGGCATCGTGTAGTCGAAGTGGTCTGACGAGTCACCAGTTGGTGATTGAACGGCGAACTCGATCTGGCTGAAAGAAGGGAACCTATCCAAGGCTTTGTACCACATCGCATTGAACGAAGTGATCATACCCTTGGGCATGGACTTTCCGTCTTTGCGGTAGACAAAGAACCCGTAGATACTGCTGCTATCGGTGTCGTATTGGTTTTCGTGGAATATGTACATTATTCACTCTCTTTCTTTTTGGCTCTGGGATTATGGAAACCGGGATTTGCTTTGCGGCGGGCAGAACGACGCTTGTTTTTTTCCTTCAAGCGTTCGGATTCCTTCCACCATTTGGTGTTTTCAGGACTTGCCATACTTCATCTCCTTATTCAGATAGTGATCGTAGACGGACTGCATCTCTTCGGTCTTGAAACCATCCTTGGTCCTTTTGCTTGGAACCTTGTCCTTGGTCACAAACAAACCGACGATGAACATTACCGAAAATGCGATGACCATCCAGATTAGTTGAGCACGCATTACTGCTTTGGTTAACTTCCATGATGACATTACTTTACCCCTTTGTTTTTGTTGAATATTTTCTTAGCCCACTGCCTATCGGCATAGTGGGGATCAATTGCATCGATACGATCAAGTATCGTGTATTCAAGTTTGCTCAATTTGACGGCTATGCGCCAACAAGCATTCTTTATTTTCCACATTACTGGCAATAACACATATTTCATAATTACCCCTATTTTTAGTGCGACCTTGGAATACCAAGTACATTCATCTCGTTGTTCTCAATGATGGAAACCCAAACAATGCGGCACGAATCACAAACCCAGTGTTTGCGCGTGTCGTCAATGATCAGGTCACAATCACGAACTTCGCGTTCTTCAGTGAGTGTCAGTTGTTTTACTCTCATCGGAACATTGTGTATGGTGCACTTGGGCACCAAATCTGTCCATTCTTGCGTCATGAAACACCCCCCTATTTTTCTAGTGTAAATTTTTAGAATTATAAGCTAATAAAAAATTTTTTTATATATTATTATCGAGTGGGCAGGGCTTGCGCCCCACCCACTAGGTTCGCCGTAGGTGGGTCAGCCAGATGGGACATTACTCGGTTGAACCGAAACCCGTCAATGGCCCGGCATTTAAGCCAGTCCCATAACCATGGGGAGTTGCGAACGCCTTCCCCACTTTTAATTCTGTGACATACTACTGCACTTTGTCTACTTGGTATGTCAGCAAGAGCTGTCTGATGCTGCAATTACACCATTGATGTATCCACGGGACATCAATCTCCCATTAATAGCGCCCTGTCTGTTGCTCCGAAGATATCAACAGACTCCGACATCCTTTGGGACGGGCCAGCCCAGTTCACAATAAGTTTCGTCTATCCTGTACGTACTTCCACTTAAGGGCCGACACAGAATAAACCCGGACAATCCAACCATTCTCCGCTAACATCGGTTCTTCGCCCGATGGCATAACCCTGCATGTGATTACGGTTGTACAGGGAAACATCTTATACGTTATTGTCCTCCGGGATTGAGGAAGCTGCCATCACATTGAAGAGATGGAACTCTTGTTCTGCACTTTGGTACTTGTCCCACTTGGAAGAAGGTGCGTTCTCGACGATGCTGACGATTTCCGCCAACACCTGAGACCTATCTCCCCGCTTGGGAATCATTACTTCAAACGGAATTACTGGATTCACTGATTGCTTAGGCATGATGCCCTCCACTGTTGACTTGGATGTTACCCCTATTTTTTTTGTATTACCATTCAAGCACCCACACGAAAAGACGACCCAGCCCGACGGTGAGAAGTGCATAGCACCGCCGGACTGGGTGTCCCCAAGGAGGGATAGCAAGAACCTATATACCTAGACCAATTTTTTATTGGCAGGGGGGCCGAAGCCCCCCCACCAACACATTCCGCCGTTCGGTCAGAACGGTGCGTCACTGCTCTCAGCGACCACCACTGGCCGCGTCGGCTGCGACATCCGACTCTTCAGCGCTGCGAACGCTGCGTTGTCCATCTTCACCGCTGCTGGCCTGCTCCGCTGGTAGGTCTCAACCACGAAGTTCACGGGGTACACCGTGATTTGCGGGTGGACGCTGCCATCCTTGTAGGTCAACTCGGTGGCCTTCCCCAGCACGATGTCGTCGCACAAGACGCGCAACACACCCTTCGGGTTGATTCCACCAGTCGCACTGCGAACCACTTCGTCCACATAGGACTTCAGGTTCACTGAGTGCTTGGCACCGTCCACTTCCACGGTCAACTGGTCATCTTCGTTGATTGCCCAGTTGTACGCGTTGACCTGACGGTCTTCCGCCGAAACGGCATCAAAGCCAACAGGCCCAACTAGCACCTGCCAGAATCGCTTGCCCGTCTCGGTGTTCACTCGCTCCTGCCAATCATTGTTGGCGTAGAGCGCCTTCAGTATCTGCTTCATATTGCTGCGGCTCCTTGACCGCTTTGCCACTTTCTTACGCAGGCAGTGACCGCCTGAAGAGGCTCGGGAATGAGCCCCTATTTTCAGAGTCAAACCCGTTCAGCAACGCCAAACGGGGAAAGACCCCTATTTTGCGCGTTAGACCCGTAAGAAGAGTCAACACGCAACAACCCAAGCCAGCCAAGCAACCTAGAGCCTAGCCAGCCAGAGAGACCTATTTAGAATACCCATAGGTATTCACAATCAATAAAGGATTAATTACTTGAGGTCAGCCAAACCTTGGATCAACAGGTCCATGACCGTGGGTTGTCCTTCCTGGCCATTCTGGAAGATGATCCGGTCACTGAGACCGTACTTGCCAGAGTTCAGGCTCGGATCCACGATGTACCGGTACAGCAGTACAGCCCACTTTTCTGGTGCTGTGTGTGAATTGATCCTGTTGTACAGGTCCGATTGAATATCGCCAATTTCCCTGCTGCGCTCGGTTTCGGCAAACATCTTGAGATACTTGCTGTTGAACCCGAGTTTACCGGCCTTGGCCACTGAGGAGTGGTACTTTGCATCTGCACGCTTGAGGCGCACATCGAACTCCTTGAAGAGTCCACTTGCCCATTCGACGTGTTCCGGCTTGACTATCGACAATTTGTCCATGACCAACTGACGAGTTTCAGATTCCAGACGACGACCGAATGAAACTTCAACGATCATCTTCTTGACTTGATCCAGGGTGTGCTTGTTCACATTGTCCATACGGGTGAATTTGCCATCCACCAGAATGTCCTCAAGCATGTCCTGATCTGTTTCGTCCATGCCAATCGACAGACGTGTCTTGAACACGAACTTGTCAACAGGCACCTGTTCGCGAATGATTTCATTCACGATCAACTTTTGCATGTGCAACATTCCAAACTTCAGGTAGAGGAAGGAATCGATGTCCGCCTCCTGTTGATTGGTGTCGATCACATCGTTGCTGTTTGCCGGCAGCCACTCAGGATAGCTCACTCCCATGATTGCAGAGTAAGCCATGATCAAGTTGGCATACGTACCTACGTTGGGATTTACCAACTGTGCCCTGATCATCCGTTTGACGTTGTCTCGTGTGATCATCCTGCTGGTGTACTCCACTGAATGAGGAATCTCTCCTCGCTCAGAGGTCTCCAGCAAAGTCGACATGCCGAATGGAGCAGTGTTCAAGTCGATGACCGGAACCCGCTCGTCATTACGCCTGTGCCATGGCATGGTCTCTGCATCAAACCACTCAATGCTGTACCCACCTGGTCCGTTTGGTGAACGAATCACTACGCAGACGTCGATGGCTTCCTCCGGTGTCTCTGGCACAATCATGTTGACTGGCAGTACCGAGTCCGAATACAGCTTCTCCAGTTTCTCTCGACCATACTGGCTGCACCAGATTTTGATCCAGATGAACTTGGCTTGATCACCGTCTTGATCCCATGTGTCATGCAACACAGCGGTATCAACGAACCTGTCGGTGGGAATTACCACACCAACATTCTCCAGATAGAAGACACAATTGCGCTTCTCTTCCGGAAGGTCCATCATCGCCATGTGCTCCAAGGCAGCATAGGTGTTGACGGTTGCCATGAATGCATTGCTCATTGGCAGCCACCAACGGTTGTTGTCTCGTGCTGATTGCATCTGCATTTCTACAGAACCAATCGCCAGCCTGTTAAAGCAAGCAGAAGCAGACAGATCATTCCCTGCCTCAAGCCACCTGACAACAGCGGTCTTCCAACCAGCCACTACAGGTTCTTCGTGGTGCACACCAGCTTCGTCATGAGCAAACTTTACTTGGTGCAAGATGAAGTCCGGCACTTTGTTGTCTGCGAACGATTTGGTGATGTCATCCACCAATGACTCTGAGTCCTGAACGAAACGCTCTTCGGTGAACAACCAATCGTGATTGTGGAACGTGCTCTGCATGTCCCACATCGCCGTGTGGATGTTCTCGTGAATGAACGCCGTTGCCAGATAGTTGTTGCCATCCGAATGGAACTCCGGCTTGATTGCACTGCTGTGGAAGATGACATCATGAGACATCACCCTGTCAGGCCTGCACAAACCCAAACCCTTTACGAGTCCGTACGGAGTCCTCAGTCGGAAGATGAACCGGTCAATCTTGTTGCCCATGATCATTGCAATCATACGGCGCTTTTCATGACCTTCTTCCATCTTGTAGCACATCTCCCGCAAGAAGCTCTGACTGACAATGATTGGTCCGTCGTACGGATTGCAATTATTGCCATCAGGGCTCATCTCCAGGGTGACTTCTTCACGAGCAGCAGGCCAGTTACCCGGTCCGTGATCATGTTCAGCTTCTGGGATTTCATTGCTGGGGTCCACCAACATCAAGCAGCTCAGTTCGTCGAACTTACCAGACTTGTACATCTGGCATGAACGACCAACTTCTTGCAGTCGCTTTGGTGTCTTCTTTGCATCCAGTGCAATCATGTCCATTGCCTCGAGGCTGAAGATCTCACGATCCATTCCATCGATGTAAAGGAAGAATGCATAGGTCGCATTTGCCCAAGCAAAAGTGGATCCATCAACCAACAGGTCGATATTGGTCCTCTTCAACTTGATTTCATGCTTTAGGTCACTGATTGAGATTGAACCAAGTCGGAATGTGAATCCTCTTTTGTTCAACTTGCTCAACGCAGGGTAGATCCAGGTTCCATTGTGGATTTCCATCAGGTAGTTGGAAATTGTCCTACCTTGTGGAGTCCGTGTCTGGACTTGGATTGGCTCTTTGGTATCCCTGAACAGTTCCAGAGCAGACTTTTCGTGTGCCCTGGGATTGTTGGTCAGGATTCGCCACTTTCCTGACAGGAATGCGATGATCGGGATTTCGCCCTTCACCGCTTGGTTGATTGCGCTCATGATGAGTTTCCTTTCTCTTGAGCTACTAGCGGCCTCAGAATAGAGACCTAAGTACTAGTCATAAAGTAAAAGGGGCCGAAGCCCCTTCTACTGTCGGCTGAACCCGACTCTTGGTTTGCAGGGGTGACTTCTTTCCCCTGCTAGGTTATTACTTCAAGCTCTCGATGACCTGATAGGTCTTCTCGGGCTGTCCGTCCACGTACTTGACTTTCGTCGTTCCGAGTCGGGTCTTTGGCGTTTTGGCAATGAATGCCTCGGCGCCCTCCTTGGTCGGGAACACATGGACCTGGTAGGTCTTGGGCTCCTGTGCCTTTGGAGTCTTGACGAACTGGCGCTTTGGCATGTCTTTCGCCAGTTCATCCGCTTCCTGGAGTTTGAAAACCCCCAGTGTGTTGTGGCAGCTGAATACCTCTGCCACGGTCGGGTGCGTATGCCCGCAGGCACCGCACTTGATTTGCTTGTTCATGTCATCCTCCTTGTATGGATGTACATTGCGTCATTTTTGATTTGGGAAACGACACTTCAACCCTGACTGATACTTGAAGTCTAAGTACTAGTCATAAAGAAAAAGGGGCCCTTTTGGACCCCTTCTTCTTTTCTTGCTTGCCTTGTTATTCGTAGATGTGACCGAAGTCGATCTCGCATTGATCAAGGCTTTCTTTTTCCTTGGTCTTCTTCGAGTTCATCAGTTCACCAATGATTTTTCTGCCTTCTGCCATTGACAGATAGGGCATGCCAGCCAAATGGCCAGCCATCTTGTATTCGATACGTGACCATTGCGCGGTAGTGCCTCCGAAAGCGGACTCCCTGGCAATAACTTGGTCCACATACATCAGTTTCCTGATGAGTGCAACTTGCGCGATGCTCATTATCTGAACTTGTCCAGTTCCATCGCACCGAAAGCACTTGTGGTGCAAGCCTTCCGGATCTTCGATGGTTGGCCACAATCCAGTGCCAGCACATCGCTCGCACTTGATGGTCAGTCCTTCAACGTAACCCTTCTGTATTGCCTTCTGTATTTCTTGATCAAACCGCTTACTCATGGGTTTTTCCTCCCCATTGTTGATTTTGGTAGCCGGATGGCTAACCATAAAAAATAAAAGACTAGTAATATAGTTAAATTTACTAGCCATATATAGATCCCTTATTACCAACCAATTAGCTGGTTAAAGCTTTTTAGTGGTGTCAATGATAAATGCGGGCTTGCCAACCTTCTTGAGGTAGGCATAGCACCTAGCGGTACCTGGAGTAGTTGGATTGTACACCCAGACAATGTTTGCATGGTCGACCATCCACTCGTTTCGGTCGATGTTTGCACCACCGTTTTGCGGATACTTAACGCCATTGCCACGTTTGCTTGGGCTTGATGGGCACACGTAAACGATTTCTTGTGCCTTTGACAGGATTTCCTGTGCTTCACTCATTCTGTTACGCCTGAGCATACTGGTTTTACCCCAGTAGTACTCAATGTAATCAGGGCTGGGAATTGCCGCGATAAACGACACATCAGCCATGATTGCAGCACGAGCAAGTGCTTCATCAAAGCCTTCTGCCATTCCGCTGATGACAATCAACTTGTCACCATGCTTTTCCTTTGCCTTTGTCAGAAGGTCCGCAAGATAATCACGGACCTCACGACGCTTGTCAACATCCAGAATCAGCTCACGAGAGCCAGTCCCAGCGATGTAGTAGCGGTTTGCTTTCATTGTTTTGGGCCCTCCTAAGACCCTTGACTAGGAAACCATATTCCTAGTCATAAAAAAAAAGACTAGTAATGTAGTTAAATATACTAGTCTTATATCAGTCGGCTAAAGAATATTTATTAGTTTTCCTTCTTTACCAAATTGCTCTTCATCCACTTGACAAGCTCTTTACGTAGATCTTCTCGTGGCTCTTCACCCTTACCTCGAAACTCTTGAATTTCAAGCTCTTTGCCGGAATCAAGGAGTACGAACCTTGCATGTCCAATCCACTTACCCGTATCTGCATATTCAAAGCCAACGATGAATTGATATCTGTCGGCAACAACTTCTGCCCAAGAAGTTCCGATGCAGTTGTTCTGTTGTGTACCCCACAGGTAAAGATCATGCGTGGTCTTAGGAGCCCTGAAGATTACTCCATCAATGATTTCTTTGCCATCGAACGAATTGATCAACCTGGTATTTTTCGTTGGCCTGGCTTCATTCTTGTATTTCATTGCTTCTGTAACTACGTAATCGTGAGTTTGATCAAAGTCATACTTCTGCCTCTTTACCTGTTCAATAACCGCTTTTCTGCGATTTCCAACAGGAATTTTCTTCAATGAAGAAAGAGTGTCAGCAACTTGATTTAATAGATGATAGATCTGATTCTGACGCTCACACGCTGCGGTGGCGTGGGTGCGATGTGGTTCTTTTGCGAGCTCTTCCAGCTTCTTTGTATCAGTTTCGTCCCATGTAAAAGTCTGCAAGATTTGATTCTTGTATGCAGTTGTTGCACCAAAGGTCTTGAAGTACTTTTGCATGTTCTGTATGTCATTGTATATACGGTAATTCCCCGGATTAGACCCTGTTCTTATTGGGTATATCGCATAATTCTGATCGCCTCCAAGTCTTTCAACCTTGTGCATTACAGGTATTGGTGGCAGAACAAAATCAATCTTCATTTGTTCAAAGAAATTAAGTCCAAATGCTTTGAACATTCTGACCATTTGAATGGCCGAGCACAAATGGTGCCAATGCTTGAATTGTTGTTGCCCACCAAATGCTCTTCTTGTAATTCCAGAATTTTCTTTGATAGGAATCTCAAGAAAGATATACCGTGATTCTTCTTTGCCCATTTTCTCTACAGGAGTACCAAAAGCATTATTTAATGCTTGGTGAATGTTTTTGGCACCAGAAAGATAACGCAACTGATCTTGAGTTATTCCATACAGTTGAGTCGGCATGGGGTAGCTCAAACTATTGTATTCGTCTGGGAAAATTCTGTCAAATGACAGGTTTTCACAAATTGGCAAAATGTCTGTCTTCTTGTATACCTTTTCTAGACAACGATACGCATCATTGACCAAAATCTGTACTTCACCCTGTAGAAACTTGAATTTCAATTGCTGAGAAAGAGATTGCCCCCACAATGGTTTGAATCCATTTTTATCGACTTTTGTGGTCAAGCAACGTACTCCAACCTTAGTTTCATTGACAAAGATCATTTCTTTCATTGGTTGAAAGAAAGTCGTGCACGTTTTCTTGTGCTTCATTTTAATTCCCGCTGTTTCAAGTGCGTTTGTGAGCTTGACATAAAGGGGGTCATAATTCTTGCTTCTTTCATCTGATATTGATTCATAGTTGTTGTAATAAGTCGCACTTAAAGAACAATGAATTGTCCACCCCTTGCCATTCTTTCTCTTATTGAGATTAACTTCTAGGCCCCATATCCACTGACCCCAGTCATGCTTGGTGTAACCCCATTGTCCCAACATGTTCTTATCTACTTCACCGGTCTCAGCATTGACGATCTGTGCTAAATAATACCGTGACTCTGGCCAAAGGTTCTTTCCAACTTCCGTTGTTCCAAATTTCCGAAACCTGTACCCGCTGATCATGTTCTTTGATTCACGAGCAGCATTTTGTTCATTAGCAGCCAACTCATCAATCTCATCATAAATCAAGACTTTGAGATTTGGGAAAGTGAACCAATCGGCCACTTTTTGGTCGTTTTCATCAACAACAATACCAATACCTGTTTCTAGCTTGTTCTCGATTATGTTGAGTTGACGCATGATTTCTACTAACTGATAAGTGTTCTTTGCTTTCAGATTGTCTAGATCAACTTCGATCTCTTGAAACGAGTTGTCTTGGAACCTGTTAATCCACCTTATTGCTTTCATGGGTTTATCCTCCCCATTTTTGGTTTGATGACTAAGTCGGATGACTAGTCATAAAAATAAAAGATTAATAATGTAGTTAAATTTACTAGTTGTATATCAATCGGCTAAAGAATATTTATTGATCACTATTACGTGATGTAAGTTCTTCAAATCTCTTGATTAGCAAAAAGTAATGCTGATCAATCATTTCATTCACAAAACATCCGTCTTCGATCTTTATTGTCCTGTAAAGCTTGCCTTTCTTATTGATCTTGATGTTCTTCAATTCTTCACCAAGTTTGGTTATAACACCAGTCTTTCCATTCTTTGAAACAAACAGCCTTTGTTCAACAACCCTGATCCAATAGCTGTTGTTCGGATTCTTGAACACAATGTAACTCACCACTTCAGGACCTGTTACGTTTAAGTCATTCTTCCATTTCTTGACGTTCATTTTATCGATATGAAACTCAACAACATTGTTTCTGATAACAGCATAGGTGTTACCATTCTTTGCTTTCCGTACTTCATCCTTTGTGTTGCGAACAACAACATGAGTCAAGTCTGGATAGTAAAACCGAAACTTGTCAACTATTTTCTGATTTGCGATACTTACTTGGTAGCCAAAGACGATTTGCGAAACACCCTCACTGAAGCTCCAAATAAATCCCTTGCTCCTGGCAAGAGATTGCAAATCAGATATTTCATCATCGTTCAATGACAAGTAGAGCTTGGAGGTCTCTTCATTCTGTAGGCCATTGATTCCAATAATGAACTGCTCTGCAGTTGGATCGTATATCTCGTTTGTTTCTGGGTCAACACACCAGTTGTGCTCAGTGCCATAATTAAATAAGCCACCCTGAAGATTGAGCTTAATTCCCGATTTCCTTGCCCGTTTCCTGAGCTCAGACGCTCCATGGCCACATTGATTACGTAGGGAACCATGTTTCTTAATTACATCACTTGTGACCTCTTGGCATAGTTGTGTCAATTTCTGTCGCTTCATTTCCATGTCGTTAATGCTTTTCATTATTTTGGGCCCTCCTTGGACCCTTGACCAGGAAACCATATTCCTAGTCATAAAGAAAGAGGGGCCGAAGCCCCTCTCCCTTATTTCATTTGTGTGTGTGTGTGTGTTGGTTGTTATCGCTTGCCTTTCGGCTTGCTATTGCTTTTGCGTGGTGGTTCGCTGGAAAGAAGAAACGTTGTTTCCTTACTCCAGGTGTTCACCACTTTGCCCATTGATTCACACTTCCCAACGATGAACAGGTCCTCGTTTGGGAAATACCAGTACCTGACGAAGTGTGTACCTCGTCGCTTGTGGATTTTGTTTCCTTGACGATCATCCTTTTCCAGGCGTTCCTGCAAGAGAAACATCCTGTCGAGGAAGTCGTCGTTCATTTCGTGTATTGACATGAGTACCTCCTGGTACTTGATTGACACATACACACACAAAAGCTAACGGTCTAAAACTACAGACCTAATTCCTAGCCATAAAGAAAGAGGGTGGCCGGATTTCCCGAACCACCCTCAGTCTTTATTTATTCATTTATTCGTGCTGGAGTTTGTCTTCCATTTTTGCTTGCCAAACCAGTTTACTGATTTCTTGGCTTGGCCGGTCGAGGAACTCTTCGAGAAGCTCAAACACATTTCCACAGCTGTATTTGACGCGTTTTTCCGCGCCGTCTCCAATGTTTAGTGTGATTGGTTCCCACTCGATGTCATAGCAAAACACGTCGTATCCAGCCTTATCCAGACTGTTTGCAACGTTTCTTATTTTACCAAAAAGACGATTGTCTTCGTCCTTGGTCATGCTTTGTCCATTCCGAGGAGTCCACACGAAGTGAACTTTCGGATTGATTTTGTAGCGTGTGTCGTCGTCGACGAACAGGTGGCGGTAGAAGTAACCATCGAATGAGGTAACCCAGTACACCGTGTTCCACACACCGGTTCTGATGTATGTCTTCAACGTTTGACTTGCCTGCTTCATGATCAACTCGAACATTTCTCTGTCATTGGCAATTGCTGCCTTGACCAAGCCTTTGTTCTGATTGATCCATCGTACAAGCGAAACGAAAGAATGAATGCCGGAGCCTTCGCCTTTCGTACGCTTTCCGTCATGATGCCGTGTCTCCACAGCATTCATGACTTTGCTCATGAACTCCATGAGCATGATGAACATTGCTTCCATTGTTGTGGGCCCTCCTAAGACCCTTGACTAGCGGCCACCTTTGGTAACCTAAAAACTAGTCATAAAGAAAAAGGGTGGTCCCCCAGAGGGTAAGGGACCACCCTAATTCTTCTGTAGGTAGTTGACTCGTGCCAATCAACTACTTACATTCAGCCGTAGATCTTCTCCTCGATCATTCTGTCGAGAAATGCCTCTACGGCATCTGCGGGTACGTGTTCAACGACTTTTTCGTTGTTGTACACGTACTTCCAGCCTTTGGCCTGAACGACTTTCAGTGTGTCATCGCACTCATGGACGAGTAGCGGTGAGCTCACTGAAATCATCCAGATACCGCTGGACAACACCATGTACCACTTCTCAGAGTCGTCAAGCTTGACGATATCCCCAAAGTAGTACCCAAGTGCCGTTGGCGGTTCCCAGACTGGGTTCTTTTTGCCCATCAGACCCCTGATTTCAGGCCTGATGCTTGTCCACCAGAACTCCTGGAAAGAATACGCAAGATCTGCGTACGCCTCCATTGCGAGATTCCAGTGCTTGTTGATGGCTTCGGCATTGATCACCGAAACCAGGGTCACAACGCCCAAGAAGAGCGTTGCCATTACTACCAGGAAAGTATCCATGATGGATACCCCCTTTCTCCCTTTCGGGAAAGGTGCGACACTTGTTGATTAGGTGTGTCGCTCATACCTGGCACGATAACTAGAGACCTAAGTCCTAGTCATAAAGAAAAAGGGGCCGAAGCCCCTTCTTCTTCTCTTGGTCAGGCGACATGGTGATCGCCATCATGTGTCATGGAAGAATTACTTCTTCCCTTTCGGCTTGCTGTTCTTGTGGAAGCGCCGCCAGTTACGGCGATACTCCCAAGGAGCACGCAGACCGTAGCCGTTCCTCGGATGAACGGCTTCCATCTGCGGCAGGTACTCAAACGTGTTGATGTACCCAGCGCCAGTCAAGCCACGCCGACGCTTTGGGTTCTGCGTGGTGGCCGACTTCTTCCGTGCCATTGGGTTTTCCTTTCTTGACTAGCGATCTCAGATTAGAGACCTAAATACTAGCCATAAAGAAAAAGGGGCCGAAGCCCCTCTTTCTTCTCTTGGTCAGGCGATATGGTGATCGCCATCATAATCACAACGAAATCGGTTTATTCAACCGAATCGTCGGAGGCATCTGAACTGGCCAGTAACATCCAGTTGATAACCTCTTCGGGTGGCTTTACTACACCGAGTTCGCGGTCGACCCACGAAAACCTCATTGCAGTCTCCAACTGATCCCAGCGAATAACGCCTAGGTGGATCACTTTGTAGTAATCCCCAACGGTTCGCTTGAGCTGCAAGGAGAAACCTTCTGGTGTGCAGGCTGCCCACACACTTGTGTCGATCTCAACTTGCCAGTCTGGAAGCGTTTTATTACCTTCCAGAACCAAGTCAAAAAGCCACTGCTTCATTTCTGGCTTACTGTAGCCAGCCATGAGCAGCTCCTTCCCTCTACTATCTTTTAGGCGCAGTAGAGCTGCCTAGCCAGAGACCTTTACTCTAGCCATAAAAAAAAACTGGATTTACTAGTTATGTACTCATCCCTGGCAAAGAAAAGCATAAAGGGGAGCCGAACGCATCCCCTCTCAGAAGAGCCAACCACCGGAAAGCAAGAAACCGGATGGCTAGCCATAAAGAAAAAATGAATTTACTAGTAATGTACTCATCCTTTCCTTACACATGAATTAGAGTTGAAATTCCTCTAATTCAGTCTGCTTCCTTGCCAACAAGATGCCAATCCTGCAGCACTCATCGCAAACCCTACGAAATTCTTTGTCCACTTCATCGTTTCTTCCTCTTCCCTGACTATTCCAAAGAATCCGCTGCCTACCCAGCATTTCTATCCATTGCAATCTGAGATCAAATTCTTCCTCAAATAAATCGAATAAGTCCTTCATTGTTCTGGGCCCTCCTAAGACCCTTAACTAAGAAACCATATTCCTAGTCATAAAAAAAACTGGATTTACTAGTAATGTACTCATCTCTGGCAAAGGAGCGCAGAGGAGAGCAGCACGCATCTCCTCTACGAAGAGCCAACCACCCGGTAGCAAGAAACCGGATGGCTAGCAATAAAGAAAAAGGGATGGCCCCCAGAGGGTAAGGGCCATCCCCCAATCTTTTATTAGTTATTTATTCAATTCCAACTTGAAACGAATGTATTCAGATACCGTCATGTTTGCCATCATGGCGTCATCTTCAATACTTTCGTATTGTTCAAGTGTCACTGCGAAATGTACGACTCTGCGTTGTTTTGCACAACCGTACTTTTCTCCCGCTAGTGGCGTATTAGGCATTGCTGCTCTCCTTTCTGTCCTCGTAGTAGTTTCTTCCAGTCACTTCTCTGTGACCATTGTTGATTAATTCCTTGACCTGTTCCCAGGAAAGGAATACTGTCTTGCCCACCTCTTCAATTACTGGGCATTCTGAATTACGATTCTTGTGGTGAGGACACCTAATTGACCTGGTGCACCGCTGATTATTCGGTTGACCGGGTATGGCAGGTGTTCTTTCCAAACCGTTCTTCAGTTTGTATTTCTTCTTCGGCCATATCTGTGCATTGCACCTCGGAAGTGTTCTTCTGCTCTGCTTACGCATTATTGATTCTCCCTTTTGTTGTAGTGATACTTCGTATTAAAGTAGCTGTCCGGATTGGACAAGTCGGTCTCGGTGTTTACCCTCCAAACAAGCCAACTCCACATATCAGCATGTGTCGGAATAAGCAACACATCCGCGAGCAAGAAAGTCGTATTGAGAACAAATTCGTCTACCCACACCCAGTTGCCTGAGAGCCTTTCGTGAAGCTCAAAGTGATCGTTATAATTAATGAGCTTGAAACGACCATCTGGGCTAAAGTCTTGGCAATTGTCTTCAGGGTTTCGATTGTTCCACAAAACCTTGACATCCGCAGCGTACGCATCTGATTTCCATAGCCAAGCCATGAAGTCAGTCTCCGGTGAAGGATCAATCGACCAGATGTGATCAGGATATTCAGGATGAAAGTTGGTCCTGTAATTTATCCTAACCTGAACAACTGCAGATTCACCCCACAGAAGTAAGTAGTTATGATGATACTCAACGCCATTGTATTCAACAAGGGCAATCGGACACGGAACCATCAGATGTTGTTCACCCTTGATTTCATCCACGACATTGATCTTGAAGAACTTCTTGTCGTGATTGAATTCATTGAGCTTCAACTCAATCTTGTTGTTATTCATGTCAACCAAGACCGCATCTCCTAGGAGATTGTTCCAGACTGGTTGCATAGCCTCCAAGCGTGTTGGGTTGGGCATTGGTGAATTAGTCATTATTGATTCTCCTTTTTGTTGTTTCGTTCGATTAGTTGTTTGTTGTATTCGTCTAGCTTCTCGATTAACACGTCCCAAGGATTCCTTGGATTGTGAGGCTTGTAGCCATACAAAGTTGGCATGTTCGTCTGCAAGATAGATTCAATAACTGGATGACCATCAAATACATCTGCAAGAACTTCTAGTCCACTCTGGCGACCCCAGCCATGACGAGAGTCATCAAGAAAGAAAAACTCTTTAAGACCGCCCTTATTAATGTCTTGCGATGATCCATAAGTTTGTGGATCGACCATGTATTTGTAGCTATTGTAATCCCACGCAAGTGCAGTAAAGTCTCCGATTCGATTTCCAGACTTTGTCGCATCATCATCAAATATAAAGTTGTCGCCGATAAAGCTCATAAAACGAATAATCACTTGAACGATCAAGCTTTCTCCATAGGCAAACAAGTAAGCGTGTTCGTTAGCCACAAACCCTTGAGTCATATCAAATTCAAACCTGCTAAGTTCGTTGTGAAGATAACATTCTTCTTCGTCAATTGTGCCAGTAAGGGTGTCGTGCAAGAAAAGCGGAAACATCTTCTTGTTGTTTTCGGTCTCTACCTTGATGACCTTGAACTTGCTGTCATTACCCTCGACTTTGACAGAATCTAGCAACATCTTCCAAGCCGCCTGATAATCACTAAGGGAATGTCCGGCCCTGCGTAGGTCTTCCTTGATTGATTCGATTATTCGGATTTTGTTATTCATTGCGCTACCTCCTTAGGTAGTTGGGTATGACAGGCCGGATGCCTAGTCATAAAAGAAAAACCCCCGGAGACCGAAGTCCCCAGGGGTGATCCTTTTTCTTATTACTTACTTATTGCAAATTAGTGCCTGATAACCTGCATCATCACCCGGTAGGTAATGACGAACAAATTCATCACTTTCGTATGACATAACTGCATCCTTGCCATGAACATGATCAAAGCCAATAGCATGACCAAATTCGTGTATCAAGGTGCTGAACCCGGTGTACTTAAATGATCGATGTGGATCATTCGCCCAATCACCAGTAGCAAACAAATAGTTTTCGCGGATGTATATGGCAGTATCCGCAAAGTAAATGCCAAAGAAGCCACTTACTCGCGTTTCAGCCCATGCAACACCGCCACCACCATTGCTTGTACCTGATTGACGAGGATCAAATTCAGACCTGATTGGCAAAACCATGCCATTGAAGTCTTCATCAACCTCACCAATACCAACCGTGACGTTCTTATTCAGATAAATTGACAGATATTCTGCCACATCTGCAAATTCACGCCACAATTCATGATCTTCATTAATGCCCATGATATCAACATGTAGGTATATGTCGCTCTCCTGGATCAATGGGAAGATGTACTGCGTGTCTTCTGCACTACCATCTGATATCACCGTGCCATTACTACTTGTAAATGTCCTGAACAAGTAGTTACTGCTGGTTGATGGCGCCATATCACACACATACTGGACCTGATGCACAGGAGGCAGTGTTGTTGATGTTGTAGTGGTAGTAGGATCAATGTCAACTTGACATGTCCAATTTTGCACCACTTCATCCCACTGCCACACATTGCCTTCGCAATACTCTGTGTATCCGGGTTCAACAGGTTCACTGTTGATAGTTGTTTCAGTGGTTTGTTCAACCACAGTGTCCTCATCTGCGCTGAGAACATTGTACGCCACACTGGCTACCACTGGTGTGGTAAACAGCATGATGACACCAGTGATAAAGAAAGCGATCTTGCGATCATTCCTTACCCAGATGTACCGACGACGGAGACGCCATTCCCCATGATTGGGCCAGGTGGAGAAAGCCACCCAGACGATATCCGTTTCTACTGTCTTGCTCATAAAGAGCAATCTCTTGATTTTATTCATAAGTTTCATTGCGCTACCTCCTCAGGTAGTTGGTGATGACAAGCCGGATGGCTAGTCATAAAAGAAAAACCCCCGGAGACCGAAGTCCCCAGGGGTAATCCTTTTCATTGTTGCCCGTTGGTATTCGTGGTTATTTCTTGTTGGCCTTCTTGACCGGCTTCTTGCTGGTCTTGTTGGCCTTCTTGGCGGCTTTGGCTTCGGCTGCTTTTTCAAGTGCCTCAGTCCATACCCGCTTTTCTTTGTACAGCTCACTCCAGTCATTCAGGTGACGGCTTGAGCTGCTTTTCCATGACTCAACATCCTTCTCCAACTTGGAGATGATTTCTTGAGCCTTTGCCTTTTCGTCACCCATCTGGACGACGAGGTCTTTGATCTGGTGAACCAGACCGACGACCTTGGCTTGGAGGAACGCGGCAGTGACAGCCGAAGCCGCCACACCCACGAGGATTGCGATTGCGATTGCAGTAAGCATGAGCTTACCTCCTTGTTTGTTGGGTATTCCCCAACGGGCAACAAGAATATCTGGTTCGTGTTTATTGTGGTGCCAGATGCACAGCACAGCCCTTGTTTGCATTTCTGCATAGAACAGAGGAGCAAACTAGCAATCTATCTGCTAGTCATAAAAGAAAAACCCCCGGATCAGCAGAGCCCGCTGACCCAGGGGTGTATTTCTTTTGTGTATTTCTTTTACTTAATAGTTGATTTTATAGCTCGGATAACGCTTTTTTGCCTTCTTCCGCTTTTTTTGTGCATTGGTCATTTCTTCTTCACAGACCATGAGGCCTGCTCCAAGGAAAAGGATTGACACCCAAGCGGTCAACCCAATTGCAACTCCCCATCGCGTCTCAGGAAAAGCCCAAGCAGCAATCCAGGGAAAGCCGGCCAATCCGAACATGAGAATGACCATGCCCAGAAGTGAAGCGATTGGTGCGAACACCTTTTCGCTGCGTGCCTGCTGAATTTGACCAAATGCGACCAGTGCAAGTACACCGACTGCAACGGCCGCGAAGGCTGCCACAAGGATCAAGATGATCCCAGTGAACAGCATGTGGATGAAATCAAACATGTTTTTACCTCCATGTTTGTTTGTGATACTTTTAAAGGTAAGTGTCATTTAACCTGAATGTCAGCATTTCTGCTGGCAGCTTTGGTAACGTTAAAGCTGCATTCCGCTTTTCCAAGCAACGACGAAGATGGCTCTTCAGATCGTGGTCTCTTACACCACAATGACCCCTGGGTACGCAGGGGTTTCGCCTTACTGCTTCTCAGCAGTTGGTACCGCACATCTTCTTGATGTTTGCGGGAGCTGCATCCATGCCCTGTTCCCAGACATTGACGCAGTGCAGGGTCCAGCTGTAACCCCACGTTTCTGTCTTCCAGTCAAAACGACGCTCGCCCTTAACACGAACAATCTTACCCTTGTACATCTCATTGAGATATCCAAAGATGTTGTTCTTGTGGGGAAACACATGACTGTCAGACGCATCGCATCCATTGAGCTCCAGCCACACCTGATTGCCATCATGGGTAATGTACTTACCCACAACCTCGATGTACTGCTGCTTGTTGCTCAGCATCTGTCCGTATTGCTCGCATGAAGTCAAGAAGAATTCCTTGACTCCCATGATGATTGTGTTGAACATGACTCTTTTCCTCCTTGTGGAAAAGTGTTACATAATAGAAAGCTGAAAGCGTGTAACTCGCTTTATCTGATTCGTGTTTAATGTGGTGTCAGACGCACAGCACAGCCCTTGTTATCAGAGGGGCAACCCCCGTACCGGGGAATATGAGATGGCTCTTCAGATCGTGGTCTCTCACACCACAATGACCCCTGGGTATGCAGGGGTTTCGCCTTATGGACGAAGGTTGATTACTGGGCGGCCTTCTGCAGCCCACTTCTCAGCCATTTGTTCGTGTTGAATTGACTCGATGGAATAACGAACAGCCTTCTTTGCATGTTCGTCATTCCCGAGTATTGCGTACACTGCATCTTGCACCTCAGGACGCATGAACACATGCGAATGTGGCTTGATAACAGTGCGTGACTCACAGACATACAGCTGGTACAGTGCACCAGCAATGATGTCAATGTCGACTTGACCACTCAAGGTGATCAGTTGGTACAGCGATGGATCAGCACAAATGTGCTCATCTTCACGCATGTTTGTACGAATGTACACGAGTACATCCTGGATTGCCTTCAGTATTGCGTTCATGAGTTTTTCCTCCTCATGTTGTTGGTATTCGTGGATAAGAACCCCCATACCGGGGTGGGCATGTTAGAGCTTTGATGTTCCAACAATACTCACTATTACCCCTTTATAAATTTTTCCTTATTTTAAGGTATTAGGATTTTATATGACTTTATATGGGTTGCCAAAAAATGTTCACAAAAGTTGTCATAATATGTTCCATGGTGTATAGTCATAGTCCGGCTACATCATATTCATAAAATCGCCCGCAAAAAAGGAAGACAAATGCCTACATTCATAGACTGTCCGTCATGTGCCTCAGAAATCATGGTTTCACAAGAAACCTCAGAGGACAACATCAGATGCCCTGATTGCCTACAGTGGATAGAAGAAGAATACGACGATGCTTACACAATGAAAACCTACTACGGCGCATCAAAACAACTGGTAAGTGCCAACGATTTTTATGATGAGGATGATTACGGATACGATTACTGATATATAAAAATATACTCCCCAATTCCTGCTGGAGGGGGAATTTTTATTATTTAAAAGTCAATGTTGGTATTAGGATAATCTTTGGGATCTATTATCATCTTTTTGGTAAGATTGTCTTCTTCTAATCCTGATACTATTTCAGATTCTTCTTTGCCGGGTCATTAGGCAAACGTCTTGTACCATCATCCATTGTTCCGGGCTGAATACGGAAATAACCAAGTTGCCTTGTTCGTCGGGATGTATGGTTATTACCTTTTCTAGATCTGGATCGTTTATGTCTGCAAAGTTTACTATTTCAGATCTTTGATTTTTTATCATACGAGCAAAGATATCCATCAATCTCTTGTATGAATCTTTTCCCATACGGATATAGTAATTCAACTAATCGTCTTCCTCATCTCTATTTCCGCAAAAAGTATCTTGAATTAAATTAAAAAATTTTCTCGTCGCGGCGGTTTGGCCGCACGGACAATCGTCATAATCCTTTTCTAAATCTTTTAGATTAGTATTCATCTTTCTCCAAATACTCCGACCATTCATCTCCGCAGTCTCTGCATTTAACGGAAAACTTTTGTCGCACGTCATCTTTATTCGAAAGATCTACGACCGCAAAATTGGGCGGAAAACTACAATCTGGACAAACAGCGGGATTTATCTTTTGTGTGTTCATGATTTAATTAAATCTAAAATATCTTGTCTTTCTTTTAGTTTCTGAATTGCGTTATCTCTACCTTGTGCAAATGATTCGTCTCCATAATACACCCAGGCTCCACGTTGTGAAAATATTCCTTTTTCTATGGCAATGTCAAAATAACAACCATACTTGTCTATACCTTTACCATAAAGTATGTCAAACTCTGTCATTTTCAGCGGCGGTGCCATTTTATTCTTGATGACCTTTGCCTTAACGGCAACTCCTATAGAGTTTCCATCCTTATCCTTTAAGTCTTCTTTCTTGCGAATGTCGATTCTAACAGACGCAGCATACTTTAGGGCCATGCCGCCTGGAGTTGTTTCTGGATTACCAAACATAATTCCAATTTTATTACGAAGTTGATTAATAAAAATTAAGAGAGTTTTATTTTCTGAGGCTAAGCCAACCAGTTTACGCATAGCCTTTGCCATTAATCTTGCCTGTAGTCCCATTTGGGCAGATTCCATTTCACCTTCGAGTTCAGCCTTGGGTATTAGTGAGGCAACAGAGTCAATCACAACAACTCCTATTTCCCCTGTTTTAATTAAACGATCAACTATTTCTAGAGCTTGTTCACCGTAATCTGGTTGTGACAACAAAAGATTATCTAAATCTACTCCTAACGATTGCATATAAATTGGATCTAACGCGTGTTCAGCATCTATGTACGCACAACGTAAACCTAATTTTTGAGCTTCGGTAACAACAGACAGCGCAATGGTTGATTTACCAGAAGATTCTGGACCATAGATCTCAACTATTCTTCCTCTTGGAAGTCCGCCAATTCCAAGAATCGCATCAAGCGAAGGAGCTCCTGTTGGAACTGAAGGCCAAGATTCAACATTGAAATTACCAAGACGCATTATAGATCCAGAACCAAACTGTCTTTCAAGTTGAGCTATTGCCAGTTCTAAACCTTTAGATTCATTAGACATTTTTGATTAGATCTTTCTCAGAAAAATTTATCTTATATTTTTTTGTCATGTTAACAGCCAATTTAATTTCTTCATCTATTTCAACTAGAAGTTGCTTTTCCATGTACCTATATTCTACTCTAGATTGTTTGTCGGTTCCGAGTTGAGCACGTCTTATTTTGTCTAATAGAGTATACATCTTTTGTATTCTGGCAATCTTGATGTTGTAGAATAATTGAGGGTTTTTCTCTTCCAACTTGCTTGTTTGACTTGTCATAGTTTCCTCTGTTTTTTGGTGGTATACTTGGTGTCAACAAGTATACACAGAACGGACATATGATGCAACATAGAAATGTAATTGGTCAAGATTTTTACAGAGCTAGATTTCTTCTCAATAATAGGTTTAATACTGTCGATGATTTACTTAGATATTGGGCATACGCGGGACCGTGTCAGGAAAACTGTCCTAAGATAGAAAAAATAAAAGAATAAGAATAATTGACATTCGATGTTAAACCTGCTAGACTTGAATTGCACCCCCTACCCCCTACCCCCAGTTATATATACTATATATTATATTACTAATATACATATATATATTAATAATATTCTATATAAGTATATATGTTTTATTAAAAATATGAAAATAGATTTGGGGTTGGTGTGAAGATTTACCAAATATATGTTCCTGATTTAAATACGTTTGTCAAGTATAAGGTGCTCGAGCCCGAACAAATAGAAAAATTTATTTCTGAGATAACAGTAAAAACAGAAAAAGATCGTAGAAGAAAAATTCTTCAATACGTAATTTATAACCTAAAAACAGAAGTCTCAAATGCACTAAGTTTGATGACTAGATCAAACGCAGAAAGATGCATAGAAGCGTTGTATACGCGGATGCGTAATGCTAAATCCCGGTCTTGATATAGATTACTGGATATCAATTGCCTACACAAATACTAACTTTGACATAGACGATGTAATGGATAATAATTTTGATGAGTTAAAAAATATTATCTCAAAATATAAAGATAGACCTTCTTCTCATCCCACTCAAAAAATAAAAAAGATAAAGAAAATAGAAAAAGTAAAATTTGCTAATTTAGAAGAACATCTAAAATCTAACATCATAGGACAAGATGAGGCAATAGAAACTGTATCTGCTGCACTAGTTAGGTCTCAAGCAGACATGAACGATTCAAATAGGCCATTGGGAGTTTTTCTATTTTCTGGATCATCTGGAGTAGGAAAAACACATTTGGCAAAGACTCTTCATAATTATTTATTTGATCCTAATATCCCTATGGTTAGAATAGACTGCGGCGAATTTCAACATAAGCATGAAAACTCAAAATTGATAGGTTCTCCTCCTGGTTATGTTGGTCATGATGAAGGTGGGCAGTTAGTAAATCAGATTGAAAAAAATCCAAATTCAGTTGTTCTCATAGATGAGGTTGAAAAAGCCCATCCAGACATTTGGAACACATTCTTAACAATATTTGACGAGGGAGCCATCACCGATGCAAAAGGTAAGATAATAGATTTTAGGGGAACAATTATTATCCTGACAACAAACTTAGGTAACGAAAAAACGGTAGATCATTTGATAGGCAAAGGTACTGGATTCAATAAAAACATTAACTATGTTCAATCGACATCTGCCATACCCCTTAAGTCATTAGTCGAAAGAAATACGCTTGACGCGGTAAGAAAATATTTTAGACCTGAATTCTTAAACAGAATTGACAAGATCGTAATCTTCAATCATCTTTCTAGACAAGATTGCGAAAAGATAGCAGAATTAGAAATGCAGCTAGTTTCTTCAAAATTAAACAAAAAAGGATTCTTTGCCGAGTACAACACTAGGGTGATAGATGCTTTAATAGAAAAAGGCATAGATTCAGTTAAGGGGGCTAGAGGATTGGCTCAAATAAGAAGGGACCAAATAGAAACTGGCATATCTAAGATAATTGTTCAAAGTACCATTCCAAAAGGTACTATTTTTAATATAGATTATAATGATGATAATTTTATTTTTTCTTTAAAGAAACCAAGTAAAAAAACAAAAATAGTAGAATAGGATTTCAACAATGCCCTACATGTTTCCAGATGTTCCCGGTATGAATTATGATGGAGTAAGAGTAAGACCCGGAATCAATCAAAATGCGGGAAGAAGACACCAAGGTCGCACCCCCTATTCTAGTCTTACCGCCCCCAACACTGCTGCAAACTTAGATCCAGCAAGAGCACCCAGGTTGAGTGGTGCACGTGGTAATTCATTTATTAATCGTGTTGCTCGACCTTCAAGAATGAGGGCTGGTAGAAATCTTGGAATTAACATGGAAGGCTTTGGGTCTACACGGAGCAGCAAGTTCATCGTTTCGGCGATATGGGAATGGGTGTACCGCAAAACGCACCAAGGGGCAGTCAAAATATCCCAATGCTTGAAAGGATGCAACCACAAACTGCCCGTTCCCGCTTTATGGGTAGGGCAAGGGAATCGATGGGAAGAATAAAATCTAGCGTATCAAACAGAGCAAGTAGCAGAGCAAGTAGAGCCGCAGATTATCGTTTCGGCGATATGGGAATGGGTGTACCCCAAAACGCACCAAGGGGCAGTCAAAATATTCCAATGCTTGAGAGTGGCTATTCACGAAGGGCAGCCCTTAGGCATCGATTATCACCCCGCTCTTTGCCAATTGATATGGAAGGTTTTGGGTCTACATTGCACGGTGACCAAGCGAAAGCCTTTGATGCAAGAACGGGTAGAGGAACTCCAAGGGTAACTAGACGTGTTCCATCACTCGAAGATTTGCATGCTCGTGATGCTGCCGCCTTTGATAGAAGAACGGGTAGAGGAACTCCAAGGGTAAGTAGGCCTGTTCCAATAAGTGCTGCTCCGCCGACAGCTGCACCAACAAGACCAGTAGCTCCAGCATCTTCAGCAGGCGCCGGTCCGTTAGCCGATGTTTCAGGACAAGCTCCGAATCCGGGCCCAGGAAGGGCAAGTAGATTTTCAGGTTTGATGAAAAGTAGAAACTTTAAAAGAAATGCACTAATTGGAGCTGGAGTAGTTGCCGCTGCTAGCGTTGTCCAATCAAGAAGATCAGGCGGCACTTCGAGAGGAAGACAAAGTAACTATAGATATTAAATAAAAAAAGAAAGATGTGATATGTAATGAAACAAGAGCAAGAATTTGAATTAGACGAAAATATAATTAATGGTGGTTTGGGTGGAGTTAATATGGGCTTTGGAATACCATCCAATGCATTTTTGGGATTTGGCGTTAAGCCATATATGGAATACATAAATGCAAAAGTAGAATCATATTTAGGTGAAACCAATGAATAACTGGAAAAACTATATTGATAAAAACGGTGATTTTCAACTAGCAAATTTTTTATATAAAAGTATAAATGAGTTAATGAAACATTCTTTAGATATGGGAACTTTACTGTCTAATGATCCTCAAAAGTTGAGAGCCTACAAAGAGCAAACAAAAAAACTATTTAAAAACAAATGGTTAAATACAGCAGAGGCTCTAGAGAATTTTGAAATAATAGAAAAATGCGACTGTTATTCAGAAGAACAAGAAATATATTGCGACATATGCAAGGGCGCAAGGTATAGGGTTTCATCTTATCTTTCTCCCGATGAAATGAGAGAAGTAAGTACTTTCGTGAATGCCGCCCAGGATGTAGCAGTGCAAGAAAAACTTCAGAAAGGTCTTCTAAAACTTCTCGGAGAAATCTAATGAACTGCCCAAGATGTGAATCGCAACTATCTTTAATTTTGTCAAAAAAACAAAAAAGAAAAAGCGACAAAGCTGTTATAATATCTAAAGATTATTATTGTACTTATTGTAAATCGGCAGTGTCTGAAATGTTTGTTAATGATGAAAAATTTCAATCTGAATGGATAGATTTTAATGGCTGACATAGAAAAATTTGACGACAAAAAAAAATTCCTGAAAGAATTTGAATCTCTAAGACCGGATTTATTTTTTCCCGAAAACTGGTCGGATGAAGATAAAACAAAAGCCGTTGAATTGGTAAGGCCGCAAAAAACACGAAGCAGCATGTTTTCTTCGATCCCGATGAATTGCGAAGCTCAAAAATGTATATTTGCAGATACCTGTCCCTTACTTAAGCAAAACCTGGCCCCAAAAGGAAATCCATGTCCAATAGAAATGTCAATGGTTTCTCAATTCACAATGGAGTATATGGAGCAATTAGATGTACATCCAGACAATCTCATTGAGGTGTCAATGATAAGAGATCTTGTTGATCAAGAAGTTCAATACCTTAGAAAAACAAAGCTTTTGGCAAAAGAACATTTTGTACAAGAAAACGTAATTGGTATTGATGAAAACGGAATGCCGGTACTTAAAAAAGAATTGCATCTTGCGGTTGAACTTGAAGACAAGCTGCATAAAAGAAGAAAAGACTTAAGAAATCAACTCTTGGCAACAAGAGAAGCAAAAGCCAAAGCTGGCCAGATGCAAATAGACAGCGCTCAAGCAATCTCCGACATATTGTACAAGGTTCAATCTATCCAAATAGAAAAAGAAAAACTTTTGAAACAAAAATTGGGAACATACGAACTCGATGAGTACATAGAATCTCAAATTATTGATACGGACAAAACAGACAATGCCTCTTAGTGACATATACAGTTCGGTAAATTTAGGTGGATTACACCACAAGCGGCCTCGCCCCGTCAGGGTTAGACGTTGCGAAATTACAGGAAATTTACGGAACTCCTGAAGCATTCCTGCAAAGATATTCTGAATTTCACGAAAAATACATAAAACTGTTAGAGACTGGAAAAGTTAATTCAGCTAAAGTAGGAAGAGTTAATTTAGATACACTGATTGCCGGTGGAAAGATAGACTTATCTATTCTCGACGAAGCAAGTATGGCAATGATGAAAAGCGAATATACAAATGAAGTTTTAAAGCTCCCAAGGTTATTTGCAGAAATTGGACTTCCAGGTCAACAACTTCCAAGCACAAACCTTTATAGGAAAGCAGCTAAATACAACGTTGATACAACAAATGTTAATCACGGAATAATTACGCTTTTAAATAGAACAATATTTAATATAAATCCAAGAATATCAGATATGGACGCGTTTAATGTGGGTATATCTAATTTAATGGGAGTTAATACCCTGGAGCAAACAACGAATTATAAAGAACTTTCAGATTCTTTAGTTGGTAAAAAAATTTATACTTTTGACGTGGAAACAACTGGGGTATTCGAGGGTTCCGAAGTAAGATCATTTGCAATAAGCGAAAACATAAATGGAAACATACGTCTTTTGGATGATTTCAATTTTACGTACAATAGTAGACAGTTGGGCGGAATAACAGTTGCCGGAAGCAAATCTTTAACAGAGTTCTTTTCTGAACAAGCAAGAAGTAGTAGAGCAAGAATTATTAGTGATTCAAGAGGCGGAAAAGATTTTTTAGATAATTACGCAAGATTCATGGAAAAATTGATGGAAGCCGATCATGTTTCTGGCCATAACGTATTATTTGATATTCAGGCAATGACGAACACCGCAAAACAACAAGCAGGTTTTAGTGAACATAAAGCAGCTATGGAAGCTACAGATAAATTTCATAAAAGAATGGCAGACCGTGAAGCGAATTTTATCATCGATACCTTAGAGGTATCAAGAGTGCATATGAATAGGCTAGTGCAACAAAAGATAGATGAGCTAGGCGAAACTTTTTTGGATGCGTCGGGGAAGTTCGATGACGCAGCTCACCTAAAAAGATTTAACGAATTGTTATACTCTCCTGAATTTTTAGCACGAGCTAAAATGGGACAATCAGCCGCAACGGCCTCAGTAGAAGCCATAGCAATGAGGACAAATCTTCTTGAGTTAATTGAAAAAGAAGCACAACAAGCAGGCGAAACAGGAGAGAAAGCCAGACAATTGTTTCATAAAATTTATGGCGGAACACACATGGCGGACACGGATGCAATGCTTCAAAGTTATGTGCAGAAATATATTAACATAGGATTGCAAGAACAGAAAGATCCATTTGCTCTAAGGATCGTAGATCAAAAAGAGAGATCAGGATACAGTAGTTTGGTTAGGGGGGCGCAGGCAAAGGTATTTCAATCAGCAGCACTAACTCCAACCACAAACATAGCAGACGTATCTCATCTTTCTATGGCCGTAAGAAACATAGTCAAGGATAAATTTATAGATGAAGTACAGATAACATCCACTTTGGATGAGATAACCGGGAAAGGATTATTTACGCCACCGCGGTGATCTTGCCGAAGACCTAAAAGAATCAAAGGGAATAATTAGTTTTGACAAAAAAAGAGGACAATCCGTATTTAGGGTTGGAGAAAACATCTTTGAATTAGATACAGATCTAACAAGAACACACTTAAGAGAAATTATAGATCAAAGTATTGATGAAAGTTTTGTGGAAACAATCGATCTTCCCCGACCAGCTGGAGTGACTGTCGGGGAATCGGTATCAATAAATACCAGGGCTGGGAAAATACTTGATTTAGGAATAAACTACAGAGAGGCGAGTCAACTTGACGAAGTTGAAAACATAGTAAGAAATTTAAGTAGTTTGAGCTCCCAGGTTGGCGAAACTGTTGCATTAGACGAAAAAAGACTTATTGCGTCAATGGGTAAAACTTACGATTTATTAGGAGGTCAAACTCCGTTTTTCAAAGCGGTTAAGGGAGAAGCTCAATTTAATCCGGGCTTAAATAATGCGACTGCAAGAACGGCGTTGGAGTTAGCAGAGGCAGCAATAGACATAGGATCACCCCATGTAAAAATGAGTAATCAGGGTAGAATGTTTAGTACCATAGTTGCTCAATCAACTTCTGATGAGCTTAGATCCGCTAGAGAAAGAGCAATAGCCGCTTCTTCCGATATAAGTATTTCGGAATCAGCTAGAAAAGCCGCTTCGCAAGACGTTCACTATTTTAGATACGCAAAAAACAAAGACCTAATGTCTGAATACGGAGTTTCTCATTTTAAAACTGGATCAAAAATTGACGTCTTTCGAGCCGGAGTGACTCCATCGGAACAAATAGCTGAAAGAATTTTTGTACCCATGCAGATAGTGAAGGAAGCTTTGGGCGAAGATGTCCTGAGTAAGGGTGATTTTAGTTTAAGCGTTGCAAGAGTTTCCAAAAAAGACCAATTAAATGTATTTTTTCATTTAGCTGAACAAGAAGGTAAATCCAGTTCTGAAGTGGTAGCAAAAAATTTATACGATTACATAATGAATGACAGATCCGAACTATTGAGGGGAAATAAAGCAACTCAAACAGCATTGACAGAAGAATTAGCTACGGCTCGTCAATCCCTTCAAGCAATTATTAACATGGGAGAAAGGGGAGCATCGGAAGAAACTATAATAAAGACAATAGCTCAAAAAATAGATGATGGCGGAATCGGAGTTGCGTACGCCGGCGAAAAAGAAACGGAAAGATTTGTAAGATCAGCTAGAGCAGCTGGAATTGAAATTGACAACGACGTTCACATTAGATCATTAAGGGCACATTACGCAAAAACTAGTGCCGATGAATCTACGCTCGTATTGACCGGATTTGAAAGTAAAAATGTAACGAAAGGTAGTGGAGCAGCTGCAGATGATATGGCCGAAGCAGCAAAAAGAATAAGAGGCGAAGCAGATGGAACAAAAGGCGTTATGGGAGCGATTAGCGACGCAATATCTGGTATGTCAAAATCAACTCAAAGAATCTTAAGAATGAGACAAAAAAGAAGAATGATTGGAATGCAAGCCAATGAGTTTATAGAGAGTCTTATTCAAAATAAAGGTGGATTAAAAGGTATTGGCATAGGTATGACTGCGGCAGCAGCTGGTTACTATATGTATAAAAGAACTCGTGAAAATGACGTTTATAATGAAACAATGGACGAACAACCTATACAGCAGTACGCTGGGAGAATGTCTATGGATGAAACAAGGGGAGTTCAGCCAATGAATGCAAGAAGAAGAGACCCTCTGGTCACCGCTGGAGTGGTAGGAAACTTAGACAGAAATAGAATAAACCATCATCGAATGGGAAATGATAAATACAACCATCTATATTCGGGAGTGTAATTTAAATGGCTTTAGGTCTTGGTAGAGCAGCGATGATTGGGGCTCTAGGTGTAGCTGGTGCCATGGGGGCGGCCAGTAGGATTGGACCTTCTGTTAGGGAAGGCGCGATGGAAGCCGCACTTGGGGATCCAAATGCAGATGCAGCATTTTTAGGTAAAAACGTTTCTGCAAGATTTTTAATAGGCTCAGCAATGGGTGGTCCTCTTGGGGGGGCAATGCAGTATTCGGCTCCACAAGATAAATTTATGGTTGATCCCGCTAGGGGCGTGGGTTTTGCTGCCGGATTAGCCGGAGTCGGTGCTGCAGTTGGTGGCGGACTTGGATATCGGAGCAACTAGTCTTGTGGCAAGAACTCCCAGAAAAACAATTGGAAATGCGGTAGCAGCAATAGGAAGAGAAGGTAAAGCATTTTCTATAGGTGGAGCAAAAACAAGAGCCGCAGGAGCAATACTTGGTGCCGTAACAGGTGCAGCTGCTTTTCCTGCTATGTACACAAAAGGTCACCTTGAAAGAAATAGACAATTTTATGATCAAAGCCCGTACAATAACGTGTCTTTGAGAAACGCAGAAGCACTAAACGCATCAGGAGATATTGTTCTCGGAATGCACAATTCGAGAGGATAAAAATGCCTTTATCTTACGATGACTACGATCAGTCAATGGGGACATTGAATACTGAGACTCCTTTAGCCCAAAGAATGATAGAGCACATTCCTGGTATAACGGCATCTATTGGATTTAGTTCGTTTAGGGGTTCAAATACTCTCATACGCGGTGGATTCATGGACGACACCACGCGCTTTGCAAACTCAAGGTCAAAGTTTGGAATTTTTCAAAAAGGAGCAATGTCACCAACTGCAGCCACTGAAAAATCTTTTCTTTTTGGAAAACGCAGAAATATAGCAGGTAAAGATCCGTTTGTAAAACCATCGAGATTAAACAATATAACTATGAGGCCAAGGGCAATGACAAGGATGCACTCTTTGTCGGTATTTACCGCTGGATCACAGGGTTCTGGAATTTACACTTTTGCTCAAGGACACAGACTCTTAAATAAATTGGAGCAATCTGGAAAATTAAAGATGGGTGGTTTAAGAAGTACACTTGGAGTCGAAGCTGGAACCCCTTTGTTTGGTGCAGGTATGTTATCGGCTATTGCAGCTGGATCAAAATTAGACAAACTGACTAGAAAGGGAAAATTAACCGGAGCTAGATTAGATAAATTAGGGCTAAATGTAAAAAGATTAGCTTTGGCTAATAATCAAACACTTTTATCTTCTGCATTAGGTTCAACAGGGGGATTAAGCGCTTCAGGCCTTTCTGGAATTCAATCATTTTTTGGTGGAACAGCCGTTGCTGCTCCAACCTCTGTATATGACGATGCAATGAAGGCCTTAAGGGCTGGTGGTCCACAAGCTAGAGGAGTTGGTGGAAACTTAATGGCTTCAGCTATAGGCGGAGCTGGAACTCAATATCTTGCTGGTTATTTTAGGGGTGCAAAAGGAATGTTTGGACAAGCTGGACTTGTAGGATCATCTCAAGCAGGCGCTCGTAAAGCTCTTTTAGATCTTAAATCTGCAATAAATAAAACAGGAGTTTTAGGAAAAAATGTTGGAATTGGCACTGCAAAACAAATAGCTGCGGGTAGCGTTTATAAACAATTTGGCGTTAGCGGTTTAGCCAAATTAGGAACAACAAAAGCTGGAGCAAAATTCCTTGGAGCTAGAGCAGCAGCATTTGCAATACCAGGTTTGCAGTTTGTTGCGGCCGCTTCTCTAATTTATGATTTAGGTAAACTTGGTGGAGAAATAGTTAAGAGCGGAATCAATCTAGCAAGAGACGCCAACAGATCTCTACAAGGATCGATGGGTAAACCACTTTTTGGAATGGGGTATAGAGACAGCGAAGCCGCTGCAACCTCAAGGTCAAGAGGAGTGATGGCAATACAAAACTCTAGATTAAACGCAAGAAATGTTTTGGGATCAGAGGCCTCTATGATGGCAGCACATTTTGGTTAAGTCATGAGTAAAACCAAAAATTTTAGAGAAGCTTTACAAAAACTGTCTAGAGAAGATTTGCTCGAAATAATAAAATCACAAGACATTGAATTGATAAAACAGATCAATCGTATTGAATGGGTTTTTAAAAATAAATTAAGTCATATAACTTGGTCTGATGGAACTCCTGTGTTAGAAAGAAATTTGACCAGCAAGGAACTCTCATACCTCATAGATGAGCCTTTTGAATTGGATAAAGATCTTTTGGATTTGGGAATTGGACCGGATCAACAAAGACAGATTCACATAGCAAAAGATCCTGTAATTTGGGCAAGGCATTTTCTACAAGTTCAACCAAGAGCCTATCAGATCTTAATGTTAAGAGACCCTTCGTTAAGAAAGGTGCTTAGAGCTGGTCGTCGTTTAGGTAAAACTTTTACACTCGCAGTAAACCTACTTCATTACAGTTACACCCACAAAGATGGTCGCTGTTTGGTTGTTGCGCCGATGAAAACGCAAGTAGAACTTATCTATCAAGAAATTCTTAGGCTATCATCTAAAAATGATATAGTGCACAATTCCATAATTCGTAAAGTCACCAGTCCGCAATTTACCATGGAATTTTCAAATGGATCCACAATTAGATTTTTTACTTCAGGAATGAGATCTGGTGGAAAATCAGACGTTGCCCGTGGTCAAGAAGCTCACCTAATTATTTTAGACGAAATGGACTACATGCACTCCGGAGATCTTGATGCACTTTACGCAATGTTACAAAAAACCTCAGAAGATCAACCAGATAAAGTTTTGATAGGAGCCTCTACTCCAACTGGTAGAAGAGAAAAATTTTGGGAATGGTGTAACAGTAACAGGTTTAAGGAATTTTGGTTTCCAAGCTACGTAAATCCATTCTTTGCTAAAGAACAAGAAGATGAATTTAGAGAACAGTATTCGGACTTTGGATATAGGCATGAAATAGAAGCCGACTGGGGCGAGGACTCTGAGGGTGTTTATCCAAGAAAATTTGTAGATCTTTCTTTTATATCTCCTTCGTGGAAATACGAACCCTCCGTAAATTCTGCAAGATCTTTTTACACCATAGGAGTAGACTGGGATAAATATGGAGCAGGTACAAATATAGTGGTTTTAGAAATATGTGGTCACGACTATGAAGAAGAAAGATTTAAAAATAAAGTAAGACTTTGCTATAGAGAAGAAATAGATAAATCGGAATATACATTGACAAAAGCAGTGGATAGAATTGTTGAATTAAATAAAATATTTAACCCCAAACATATTTATGTTGACAGGGGTTTCGGCGAAGTTCAAGTAGAGCTTCTTCATAAAAAAGGAATAGAAGATGAAAGATCTGGATTAAAGAATAAAGTCAAAGGCATTTCATTTGCAGAAACAATAGAGGTAAAAGATCCTTACACACAACTTCCCGTAAAAAAAGAAATGAAACCTTTTATGGTTGATAATTTAAGACAATATTTAGAAAAAGAAATGATTGTTTTTCCAGATTCAGACGAAGAGCTTTATCTACAATTAATATCTTATATAGTCGTTAGAATGACTCAGACTGGTAGACCAGTTTTTGAAGCCGGTGGGTCTGCAATGGACCACGCACACGATGCGTTGATGCTAGCCTTGTTATCTGTAACTCAAAATTATGGAGATTTGATGAAATCAAATTACGCATCGAAGACGCAAAGTTTCTCAAATGCATTCTTCATGCCAAAACAAAATAATGAAGACGAAAAAGTAGAATCAAAATATACAACTACGGGAAGAGCAGATATATACAAGGCCGCAAAATTCTCTAGAAAAAAAAGACCGAATTCAATAAAAAGAAAAATATTTTAGGTAAACCATGTCTGTAAATAATTTGGAAAATATAACAAACGCTAGTGATAAATTATATCGAGCAGAAAAAGCCGATGTTTCATTCTTTGATCAACCTAAGTCTCCACAAGAAGTAATAGATCAAAAGTATAGAGGACTATTGCCAACCTCTTTGGATTATTCCTTGAACCTAGAAATATCTTTGCCTTTGGATTATGTAAAACAAGAAATTTCAAGGGCTCAAATAGATTTGATGAATTTGAAATCTGACCTAGAATCTCTTTTGTCAATTATCTACATAAAAAGCACAATAAATCAAAATCTTGAAGAAGCTCATAAAAAAATTTGGGAAGATGTCAAAAAACAAAATAATATTTCTGATAATGTTCCCGAGTACATCTCTTTCAGCGAATACAAATATGCAGAAAGAACCATGTCAACTAGCTGCAGAAAGCTGCTTGACGAATATCATTTGGCGCTAACAGAGGCGTCATTCGGTTACATTTTTGATCTTAGAAGATTAATAATCTTCATGGAACATGAAGCAATGTGTATAGTAAATATTCTTTTACATAAATTCGGGGAGGATTATGAAGATAGTTCACAAAAACAAACAGCACTTCAATTCGATGCATGGGCAAAGATGGCGTCCCACTTCTCGCAACGCGTTAGGAAGACGCTCACATCATCACCAGGAGAAATACCAACTTCCGAATTGGATAAGGTTTCAAAAAAACAAGCAATCGAATTCCAAGCGTTTTTTTCAATTAGACTAAACGTTCTTCATGAAGAATCTCAAAACGTACTCAATTTTTTGAAAAGAGATTACGTAGATAATTGCGACATATTCTATGAAAGATATTTATCTCAATCTATAGAATTCAAAAAAGATATATCATCAACACTTGAGCTTGACTTGTTGACTACGGGCTTTGCATTAGATACACCGGTTCTAACGCAAGAATTAAATTTAGCTAGAAACGTGATAAATTCAAGTTTTGGAATGATCATGGCAGATTTGATTCAAAGAAATCAAATTATAAGTTCAAATGTAGATAATCTTTTTAAATTAATACAATCAAAAAGAAGATATTCAAACTACATATATCAACTTTCTTTTAAGGGCGAAAAAAAACCGGTGATAATATCGGCGCCAAAAGAAGACAAATACATGGCCTTTTTCAACAATACGATTCTCCCGTACAATACCGAAAGTTATTTAATTTCAAATCACGCGAGTCTAGATAACTTAGACGAAAATCATCATCCTCAATATTTGTTAAGGAATGGCGGAAAAATCATTGGAGACATAGAAGTTGAATCAAATGTTAAAATAGATGGAGTCAATCTTTCTACTCACTCACACAACGGCGCCGATGGATCAGAAAGAATAAGATCAGTCGATATAGACTATTCGTCTGCAAGAAATAGTAGGGAACAAAAACCAACTAAGCCAACGGCAATAGAAGTTGTTGAATATTTTTCTGATATAGTTGATGGAGGAGTTCCTGTCATAGACGGAATAGTTGATATAGAGATAGATGACAACATGTTAAATGACAGCAATGAAATCATCATAGAGGTAATAGAGATATAAGATTATGTCATGGTTTAGATACTTGCCAAGTGACGCGTCTCCCGATCAGGTGACACAGGATGAAAATTACGTATATCCTTTATTGAGAAGGATTATTGAGGTTCCAGATTTAAAGCAAACTATACCTGCTGGATCCTGGCTTTTTGTGGAAGTAAAAGATTTGAAAATAGATGATTATATTGATGATTCTTTATTGACCCAAAAAGAACAAAACTCGTATTTGGTTGTATACGAATCAAATGCGGCAGATGATTATGTTTTTGTACCAGTTAAATCGCATATTATCAGTAATAGGCTTTTTTTTAAAACGGCGGAACAACATCCTGTAAATACAAAGCCCGAAAAACAATATAGTTTATATTATAAAACAGATGATTTGAAATCAATAAAAAAAGTACAAAATGGACAGTTTGAAGACTATATATCCTGTCCTTCAAATGAGGCAGAATTTATTACCACCCCCGATGAAGTTGATCAGACATTCTTTAATGTCTATCCAAATACTAACGAAATATATTCTTTTTCCTTTACTAATATTAACGTAGACTGGAAAAACGGATTATCCCTGTCGCCAGGCGCAAAAGTCATAGGAACTTTTACTGGTCCTTTTTTTGAACTATATTGCGATAAAGCTCCCGACTACGGAAAATTTAGAATAAAACTTATAGCTCTTTCAAATGAATCAACTCCAACATCTGTTGTGGAGCAGGATTGGATCACCATAGATTTGTTTGATTCGACAACAAAGCTAAATCAACTAGTTTATTCAAAAAATAACTTATATTATAAAAATTATATTTTTGAAATAGTATCAAATTTTGAAAAAAATGATTTGTCCACAAATGGTCAAATAAAGATCGATCACTATTCTTTTGGATACGATGCTAAATGCAACGTTAAAACAGAGGAAATAAATCCGTATCTTTCAATCAGAAAAATTTTTGGAGGAAACGTAAATGGCTAGAGTTAGAAGAAAAATAGAAAACCTAAAACCACGGTAAGAATTACGTAGTCACGGCAAAAATCAAAAACTCTGATATAAACCAGGAATCAGAAAAAGCCAATGCAATAAGGATTGCTGTTCCAGTCGATCAAACTATACCAGACTATCCACTTAATCTTGCACTCTACGCTTTTTTCCAGCAAGTTATGTTTGTATTTGATAACGTATTAGATAAGGATGTTTCATCGTACGAATATCAATTGTATAAAGCGGATCAAGTAACGGGCTCCTTTCCAAACTACTCACTGATAAACAATGCTACGATATATCTTTCTGGAGAGTCTGGCTCCAACGTTTTTGCAATCTCTGTAGAAAACAGTTCCGACGCACAAAACATTAGATACTACGGCAGAGTAAGAACAAAAGATACCAGCAATAATTATAGCTCTTTTTCTCCATTGGTATTGTCTGATCAAGATACTCCTTTGATAGGAAGCCAATTCATCTCTAGTCTCACGGCCGCCAAGATAACCGCCGGTAAAATAGGTGCACACGAGATTATTCTTTCTCAAGCCGGTCCACAAACAAATATTGCCGCACCATCAAATATGGCAATATTAAGATCATCTGATTACAACGGATCTTATAGTTCAAATACCTGGACAAATGGATCAAGTGGTTGGATCATCGCAGGAGACGGACATGCAGAATTCTCTTCGGCTTCTCTTAGGGGTGGCCTGAAAGCACAATCGGTATACATAGATGCGCACAATCGTTGGAGAAGAAATAGTTCCGATACCGATAATTCATTGGAGTTTAAAGTTGGATCAAATGATAAATACGTATTTTTTGATGGAACAGATATAACTTTTAGCGGTAATCTTTCAGCAGCTGGTGGAACTTTTAGTGGAAATTTATCAGCAGCTGGTGGAACTTTCACCGGAGCTTTAAGTGGTGGAACAATTTCTATTGGCTCTGGAAACTCTATATTTAAAGCTGACTCAAATGGAATATATTTAGGAAATTCTACTTTCGCAAGCGCTCCGTTTAGGGTAACACCAGCTGGTGTGTTAACAGCTAACAACGCAACTATAACCGGTACCATCAACGCTACAAGCGGAACTTTTAGTGGAAATTTATCTGGAGCTGGTGGAACTTTTAGTGGAAATTTATCAGCAGCTGGTGGAACTTTCACCGGAGCTTTAAGTGGTGGAACAATTTCAATTGGATCCGGAAACTCAATATTTAAAGCCGATTCAAGTGGAATATACCTAGGAAATGCCACCTTTGCTAGTGCTCCTTTTAGGGTAACTCCAGGGGGAGTGTTAACGGCAACAAATGCAAATGTATCAGGCACAATAAACGCAACAATTGGTTCAATTGGTGGCTGGACAATAAATTCTGATAATATTGGATTTTCCAGTGCCGATGGAGACACTATTATTAAACCAATTAGTGATTACCTTACTCCTTTTGTTTACGGAGGCAGCATATTTGCTAGAACAGAATTGTATTGGGGGATGATTGAGGTTTCCTCAAATGGTGCAGGTGGTACAACAGTAACACAAATTACTCCAGCTTCAATAGTTCTTGATGCAATCACTTCAAGAATTAGTCTTGTTGCTGGTAATATTGATGCCACAGGAGTAATTTCAGCAAGTTCATTCTTTGGCAATTTAAATGGCACAGCATCTACGGCATCTAATGCAAATGCGCTCGCTGGATATCCTGCCAGTTTTTCGGAAAATGCAAACACTGTTCCAATTAGACAAAGCGATGCCTCAGTACGTGCCGGTTATCTAGTAATGACTGGAGGCCACGGAATTGCCGCTGGGTCAGAAGTCCGAAAACGCAATGATGGGTATCTTCTTACTTTTACTTCGCGTAGAGAATTAAAAAACAACATTGAAAATCTTGACTCTGATTTTGCTCTCTCAATTGTAAATTCACTGCAGCCTGTTTCATTTAGAATGAACGAAACGCAGTACATAGGTGATTTGTTTAGCCAAAGAGAAGCGACGTATAAAGAGTACGGCTTCATTGCGCAAGACGTTGCCGAAATTGATGCAAATCTGGCCACCTACAGTTTAAACGCTGAAGGCGATGCAATACAGCCTCAGGCGTGGAGTAGTCATGCCCTAATTTCCTTGTCTGTTTCTGCAATTAAGGGACTCATAAAAGAAATTGAAGACCTTAAAAATAGAATATTAACATTAGAATCTTGATAAATAATTTAGAGTAAAAGACTTGTAGATTTAGAAAATTTATGATAAACTTGACTTATGAATAAAAAAAAGTGGTATAATTGGAAGATGTCTAAGATAAATCAAAAACCCAATTGGCAAAGCAAAAATAATAATGATGATTTTGTAACGCCGCAAGATGATACGGAGAATGTTTTGGAAGATAAATTAGAAAACAATGTTGAGCAACCAAACAATGGTTTAGACATGAATTTAGTTATAGCCTGTTTTCAAGAAAAACTTGCTCAACTAACCACTGAATTGGTTGTAAAAGATGCTACAATTAGACAGTTGACAAATGTAATTAATAACATGAGAGGACAAAAATAAAATGACCGAAGAGAATACACAAGAGCAAAAGTCTGAGTTTGCAATAGAAATTAAGATTAGCGACAAAAACCTTTCTTACAGAAGCGACTTTCCAGAATCAGAAACTATCTTTTGGCTTGAAGCAGTAAAGGGTCTTATTATTAAGAATACCTTTGAAAGAGCTGGCATAGAGCAGAAGTAAGTTATAAAAGCTAGCCTTAGGGCTACTATTTAAATAGCTTTTATAGGAGAAAAAATGGCCATTCTAGATTATCTGCCATTTCGTTCTTTGGATAATGTGTCTGGTAAAAGATTTGTAGCCAGAACAATTAAACCAGAAGACGTTAAGCAGTTACCAAAAACAATGAAAATAGCGGCTCTTGCGCTTGGCTTCCAAGGCAATACGTGGTATTACAATACCAGATCTACATTCGAGCCATCTCCCTATGACTTTGATCGCATCATGCAGGCCGTAGATACAGATTCCTACGTTCGTCAAGCCATGAACAAATATAGGGAGCTCTTTTGGAAAGAAGGTTGGCAAATATCTGGAGAAAATTCGGAAGCTATTTCATATCTATATCAAAGAATAGATTTCATGGAAATGGCGATGAAAAGACCATTTATAGATTTTCTTGAAGAAGTTTCAGATCAGTTGTTTAAATTTGGAAACGCTTTTATAGTCAAGGCTCGTGGAGATATTTCGGAATATTTTCCCGAAAAACTAACTCCAATAAATTCAACTCAACCAATCGTTGGATATTATTTGATACCAACTGAGCAAGTGAGAATACTGCGAGATAGATTCAATAGACCAAAAGCGTACCAGCAATCAACAGATCCTCTCACTTATTCTCCAAACGAAAGAGATCCTGTTTGGGCGGCAGACAGAGTTATTCATATAGCTATAGATAAAAAAACTGGTAGAGCATTTGGTACTCCGTTTTTGAGTAATGTTTTAGATGACGTAGTAGCTCTAAGACAAATGGAAGAAGATATTCAAAACTTGGTTCACAGAGAATTGTTTCCATTATACAAATATACTATTGGCACTCCCGAACAACCAGCTGAGCCAGACGAAATAGATAGAGCTTCAGCAGAAATAGAAAATCTTAGATCTGAAGGTGGATTGATTCTTCCGCATAGACACAATATAGACATTGTTGGCGCTGGCAGAGAGGCACTTGAGGCAATCGAATACCTCAATCATTTCAAGGAAAGAGTATCCGTGGGTCTTGGCTTGGCCCCCCATCACTTGGGCATTGGGATGAACGGTGGAAATAGATCAGTAACCGACAGACTGGATGTTGCTCTTTATGATAAAATAAAAAACTATCAAAAAGTATTTTCAGAAATGATAAGACTACACATATTCAATGAGTTATTGTTTGAGGCTGGATATGATCCAATTCTTAATCCATCAACAAATGAGACTTCTGATCGTTGTTATTTTAAATTTAACGAAATAGATGTTGATACTCAAGTTAAAAAAGAAACTCACGTCATACAAAAATTTGTTAACAATCTTATAGGAATTAGCGAAGCTAGAATTCAGTTGAATCTAAGTCCTGAAGTGGAAGAAAGTGAGCTGTACGCCGCACTACAGGGCAAGGTTCAAATGGACATAATGGATGCCCAGACGCAGATGAAAACTCAGGCAGATTCAGATAAACAAGCGTCTTCTACTGGTGGCCAAAGAAATCTACCAAATAAAAGAAGAGGAGCAGGAAATGCGACTCGTCCAGCAAATCAAAGTGGAAGAAAAACTTCTCCAAATATTAGAAGATCTGATTTAAGTTGGTTGTCTGTTGTTGAAAATGTCCTAGAAAAAGACTATAATGTAGTGTATACAAAAGAAGAAAAGGATTCAAGTAATGTCGTTAATGATAAAATCTGAAATTTCTAAAGAGTTTTTTCAAGAAGAAGACGCGCTAAAAGGATTTAAAACAGCCGTTGAAAATAATCAAGTGAGACTTGCTATGCAAATACTCACAGAAATAGTTGACGCTTTTGCTGAAGGATTTGATTTAATTTTTTCAGAGTCAGAAGATCAAACAGATGAACCAAAAGTCGAAGAACAAAAACAACCAGAAAAAAAAACCTCAAATAAAAAGTCAGAAACAAAAGAAAAGACAGTCAAAACTGAACAACAATGAAGCTGATAATAGCTTGCCCAATATACAAAAGAGATTGGATACTGCCGCACTGGGTTAGGTGCATTTTAAAGCAATCCGTTAGTATGTCAAATATTGGATTTATATTTGAAGTTGATCCTAATGATAGTTCTACAATTATCTCCCTTAATACGTGGAAAAGAATAGACAAAAATATTCCACTCTTTGATATTGTTGAAAGATCAGACGTACCCCACTTTGAGCATCAAAACAATGGTAGGCAATGGACTTTGTCCAAATATCACAATATGATCAATATGAGAAATTCAATTCTGTCAAAAGTTAGAGAGTATCAACCAGATTATTATTTTAGTCTTGATTCGGATGTCTTAATTGAAAACCCAAATACAATAGAATTATTGATAGCTCATATTAATGAAGGCGCAGACGCAGTCTCACCATTGATGTACATGACTCCTGTTGGTACTAACTTTCCCAGCGTAATGTCATGGAGAGAAGACTGGAAGGCATCTAGAGATCAAAATTATCCTATAGGAACTTATTTTCAATCCGACGTTATAATGGCAGCTAAAATGATGTCAAAGAAAACCTATATGACTTTGGATTACGAGTTTCATCAACAGGGTGAAGATCTTGGTTGGTCAAAGAAAGCAAAAGAAAATAACTTAAAATTATATAGCGCTTCTTATATATATGCCCCTCATATTATGTCGGAACTACACCTATCTGAATATATAAAGAATGGGGATCCTAGAAGTTCTGAAAAATTAGACAACCTAGTAAAAGTCTGATATATTTGTATAAAATTGTTTAATGTTATAAAAAGAATTGTACTATATTTTATAGTTAACTACAGAGGTTAAAATGAGCTTTGATTTTACAGAAAATTTCACAGTTGAGTTTCCAAACTTATCTGAATCAAATTATAACTTTTTGGAAAACTTTAATTCTAACCATGGTCTCATTATAGAGGTTGCAGCTATTCACGAGCGGGCTTACCGCAAATTATAATAACTATTCTTCAACGGAATTAGAAAAGGCTTTGCAGTCTTGGGTTGAACCCTATCCAAAGCCGGTAATTTTAAACCACGACCTTAATTCTGAGCCAATTGGCAGGGTAATGGCCGCTAAAATGGAAAAAGAAGAAGATGGTGCATCTTACGTAAGGCTTCAAATAGCCATAACCGATCCTGCAGCCGCCCAAAAAATAGCCGACAGAAGGTATCTTACCGGTTCAGTTGGCGGAAGGGCGGGTAAAGCTCTCTGCTCAATTTCTGGAGAGGATTTAGCAAAAGAAGATGCTAGCGGCAGGCCAAAGTTTCCAAAATATAAAAGAGGTCAGGTTTATAAAGGAAAATTAGCCTTTATAGACATGCAAGATATTTCATTTAAGGAATACTCTTTTGTAAATCAGCCGGCAGATCAAAGGTCTGGGGTTAGAGATACAAAAGCTATAGGTTCAAAAATGCCAGTGTCAGACTCAGATACATGGATAGCAAAAAGCTCAGCCTTTGTGCTTCACATGGATCAGGAAGATATTATATCCTTGAAGGAAAACGAATCAATTCTTAAGAATTTAAAGAAAAAAGAATCTAGACCAGTTTACCTTCATACAAAAGGGGCATTCCTTGCCGCTATGGCGGTTCAGGAAAGCGAAAATAGTAATAATATAGAGAAATCATTACTATTTAATAAAGATTCAAATACAACAACATCTGAGGAGAATACAGGCATGGAAGATGCTCAAGTTAAGGAAGACATTTTGACCGTAGCACAAGAGCTTAGTCATGATCTTTCTACTATCGCTGCAGCTGCAGATACTGCAGAAGAAAAACCAGTAGAACAAAAAGAAGAAGTCGTTGCTGAAGAAAAAGTTGATGAATCAACTGATGAACAAAAGCAACAAGAAATCTCCAGTGACAATTCGGAACAAGCGGAAGAACAAACCGCACAGGATGTTGATTCCGAAAAAACCGAAGAGCCACAAGAGACATCTGAGCAAAAATCAGATGAAAATGATCCTGAAAAGGAAGAGATCAAATCCGATGACCTCATTGCCCAAGAAGATAAAGGTGATGAGCAAGGAGATGAAATACAAAAATTGATCAAAACCTTGCAGGAAGAAAATGCTCGCCTGAAAGCAGCACTTCACAATACTCTTGCCGAAAGAGTTGTTGACACCAAGATTGCTCTTGGAATTGATTCAGCAAGCGACAGAGACAAACTCGTCAAAGATCACAGTGCAAGAACGGCATCGTCCTTGGCTGATTCTTTGAGAGATCTCGCCAAGCTTCCTGAAAAGAAGTCCAAGTCATTTGAGGTTCCGACAATGGAATCAGAATTGGTCGTAGCAGAGGAACAAAAAGTTGTTACGGTTGATGAAGAGCCAAAGGCAAAAGAAGAAAATTCTGAAGAAGTTTTCGAGCAGCTTTTCGTAGATGCCTTAATGGGCAGACGTAAACTCTAATCGAATTTAACAAGAGGAGAAAAAAATGAGTTTAGCAAAATTTCGTAAGGTACACTCCAAGACAGGTGCCGGTCGTTTCGTAGTTTCTGAGGGTGTCGCCCCAGCAGCTTACTTGCTTCCGCATCCCGGCTTGCCGACATGGTACCTCGATTCAGAAGATGATCGCTTCGAGATTGTTCTTACTAAAGGAACGATTCTTTCGGTGGTTACAGATGGCAATGGTGACTCAAGAGTTGTTCCAGCAAATGGTTCGGGCTCTAATGTTACTTGGGGTGATACAATAAGCGGTTGGAACCCACTTGATGGTGCAACTCCAACGGCAGGTGCGTCAGGCGATACAATCGTTTGCAGTGCCCGCTCAAAGCCGATTGGCTGTGCGCAGTATGACCTTTATCGTCCCTTTGATAAGGGCACGTCACAAGGCGCAGGGTTCATCACTCACGGCTATGTTGAGTATCCAATGGTTTCAGGCTTGAACGCCGATGTCACCGCTGGTTCACTCATCCGCCCAGACTTCATGGGACGCGCGGTTGCACTGTCAGATGCAGATGCCGCCTCGTTTCCATGGTTGCAAGTTGGTAAAGTAATTGAGGTCGAGAAGTTCGCATCGAACTTTGATGACGGCCTCCTTTCCTACATGCAGCTACCATCAGATCCAGGTGCACTAAAGACGGTATATGAGCTGACACGCGCAGGTACCTTCAAGGGCAAGCTCGGTATTCGCGCTAACCTGGATGTAAACAATGTCATTGGCGCATTCCGCGTCAACTTGACCCTATAAAGAAAGATAACAGGAGGATAATCCTAAGATGAGTAAGACAATCCAAGAACTCCTTACTGGGCTCCCGGCTTGGGAAGCTGCATTATCTGAGGACGGGTACATCGACGGAGAAAACAGGGTAACAATTAAAGAAGCTTTTGCATCGTCCGATGCTGCAGCGTTGTTTCCAAAAGTTATCTCTCGTACCTTAAAGGAAGCTGCAGAACCACAGTTGTTGGTTACGCCTCTTCTTTCCACGGTTCGCCTTGGCAAAGGGCGTTCTTTGGAGTTCCCGGCAGTTAATGCAATTCAAGCTGCAGAGATTCCAGAAGGACAAGAATACCCAGAGCAAGCTCTCGCATTTGCTAAGCAAGTAGAGGGCAAGGTGTCCAAGAAGGGCGTTAAGCTGGCTTTTACAGAAGAAGTTGTTGCTGACTCACTTTGGGATATCGTAGGAATGCATGTTCGCGCCGCAGGCCGTGCTATGGCACGTCTTAAGGAGCAGATTGCATTAAGTCGCTTTAAGGACGCTGCAACAATCGTCTTTGATAACGACAGTAATTCATACGATGATACGACAGGTCGTGGCATCGATGGTGCTTTCAATAAGACAGTAACCTGGGATGACGTTGTGGATATGGCAGCCGTGCTTATGGCTGAGAATCATGTTCCGACGGATTTCATCCTGCATCCACTGATGTGGTCTGTTTTCTTGAAGGACGCAATCTTCCACACGGGTGGTTCCGCAGCGGCAGTGAATACAAGCTGGGGCTATCGTCCGGATTCAAAAGAAGGTGCGCTTAACGCCACAGCCCCGATGGGCCTTAACGTTATCGTCTCGCCGTTCGTTAGCTTCACCGCTAAGAGCGCCGGGAACGCCGCCAAGTCGGATCTATTCCTGATCGACCGCAACGAAGTCGGAACACTCCTTGTCAAAGAAGACATGAGCACGGACCAATTTGATGATCCATCACGTGACATCCGCGCAATGAAGATGAAGGAACGTTATGACATCGTAATGCTCGGTGACGGTGAGGGTATCACTGTTGCTAAGAATGTCAGACTAGCTCGTAACTACGAGGTTCAAGTTACAAACGAAATGTAATTTGATACTTAGGGTAGTTATAGTTACAACCCTAGACGGGGGGTCCGAGAGTAATCTCGGCCCCTCGTTTTGTATTTGGCTATAAGCGATTACTATCTTGTTTAGTTAGCAGTCTGGAGAATTTAAGTGAGCTTATTTCTTATAGAAAGAGCAGCAGTTGGATGCTACTCTGTTTCCATAAAGTTTTTTAGAACAGTAAAAATATCTTCATTAAAAAATGAAAATTTTACTCTTTTTACGGCAGCAGCTACTCCTTCTCAAATATCCGCCCCGTTTGAATTGATAAATACGGTAAAAGACTATAATCAAATTTCAAGAATTATAACCCTTTACTGGAAAACAAACTCTCTTCAAGAGAATTCAAAATATTCAATTAAAGTAGAAAATATTATTGATTCTTCTGGAACAATAGTTCCTACAGAAATTATAGAATTTACGTGGCTAAATTGCACAGCCACTCCTAATTCAACCCAGATAAGCGAACCTGTTCTATCGCCCGTTTTGATAGAAGATAGATCAATAAAAGCAGATATAGATTTTAGTTATTCCATAGTTGCAAAAAATCCTAACTTCTTTATAGATCAAACATTCCCTGGCGATGGAGAATTCTATTTAGAAAATAATTTTAATAACGGAAGGGTAACTGTTGTTTTTAATGAAAGGCCGGCTTCAAACTTTCTTACGAATAAATACTTCCAATGTCAAAGAAAAAAGATACAAAGGACGCCTTGTCGTTGGGAAGCTGTAACGGCAGATATAAAAATGCATTCGTGGAAACCGGAAGTTTACGTAGACTTCCCCTCATTGAATGACGCTACACCATCTTACTTTACGGATGGAAAACAATATTTTGAAAAAGGATATAAATATAGGATAAAAGTTTTAGGAAGCATCGGTATATAGTGGCAAATTTTGTTTATAAAAAAGCAAAACAAGCATTATTAAATGGTGACATAGATGTTTCTTCTAATCAATTAAAGGTTTTACTACTAAAAAACAATTATATCCCTAACCAAAATACAGACCAATACGTAAGCGATATACCAGTAAATGCCATACAGCTGAGGTCTCAGGCAATAAGCTCGATAGTTAATACCAACGGAGTTTTGGATGCAGAGGATTTAACGATAACTGAATATGACGGATCCCCCTTTCATGCATTAGCTCTATATCAATATAGTCCCTCTGATACAAATGCAAGATTGATATTCTATATTGACACATCAGATGGATTGCCTTTTAGCGGTTTAAACACAGCTAATTCTATTACTATATTTTGGAGTAACGAACCTAATAAAATACTTTCACTATAAGGAAATAAAATGCCTTCACAGTACCCGTCAGCTTTAGACAATTTAATTAATCCTACTGCCAATGATACTTTAAATTCTGTTACAGTTCCACATCATCTTCAACACGCCAACGTCAACGATGCTTTAGAGGCTGTACAAACAGTTCTTGGTTTAAATCCTGCGGGATCCCATTTGACGGTAAAAGATAGAATAGTTGCTACAGAAACTAATATTTTAAATCAATCAGTATTAAATGGTTTAACTGATGTTACTATAAATTCAGTAGAAACGGGTCAGGTTTTGCGTTATAACGGCAATGCTTGGATTAATTACGACGAAGAGAATTTAGTGGACGGAGGGAACTTCTAGGTATGGCCAATATATTAAGAATTAGACGTAGAACATCTGGGGCAGCCGGAGCACCGTCAGAAATACACAATGCAGAGTTGGCATTTAATGAAGTTGACGATACCCTATATTATGGCGAAGGTACAAACGGAGCAGGTGGAACTGGCACGGCTTTAGCTATTGCTGGTCCTGGTGCTTTCACTACTTTAACTAGTAATCAAACAATTTCAGGAAATAAAACCTTTTCTGGAACGGTAATAGTTCCCACCCCCTCTGGCGCCACACATGCTGTAACTAAAGCTTACGTTGACGGATTAGTCACCGCTGTGGCTACGTCTTTTACAGTTGCTGGTGATTCTGGAAGCTCGCAAACAATAACATCTGGAATAGATACTCTTACAATTTCTGGTGGCACTGGTCTTAGCTCTGTAGCTAGCGCAACAGATACGATTACTTTGAATCTTGACAACACTAGCGTATTGCCCGGATCTTATGGTGCAACGAATACAGTTTCTACATTTACCGTGGATGCCCAGGGTCGCCTACTTGCAGCGGGTAATTCTGCAATTTCAATTACTTCAGCAGCAGTGACTAACTTTACGGAAGCCGCTCAAGACGCCGCTGGAGAGCTATTTACTAATGGAACTCATTCCGGAATTGCTGCAACCTATGATGACGCAAATGCAAAAATAAATCTTAACGTAGCAGATTTTACGATCACACTTGGTGGTGATTTAACTGGTAGTGTTACGGTTACAGATCTTGCAAGTGCCACTCTGACAGCAACGGTAGCAGCTAACTCAGTTGCTCTTGGTGATGATACAACTGGCAATTATGTTGCTTCGGTTGCTGCTGGAACTGGAATATCGGTTTCGAATACTAACGTTGAAGGTGGAATATTTACCGTTACCAATGCCGGAGTTGTTTCAGTCGCTGGTACCGCCAATCAAGTTGCTGTTTCTGGCGCAAACGGGAACGTAACGTTTTCTTTACCAAATGATGTAACAATTCCAAATAATCTGACGGTAACCGGAGATTTGTTGGTTCAGGGTAATACGACTACATTAAACACTTCCACTTTGGCGGTTGAGGATAAAAACATAGTAATTGCAAATGGATCAACAACCGATGCGGCAGCAGATGGAGCAGGCATAACAATAAAAGGTGCCACCGACAAAACTTTGAATTGGATAGATGCAACAGACTCCTGGACGTCTTCAGAAAATTTTGATTTGGCAGCGGGTAAAACTTATGCAATAGACTCTAGTTCAGTTTTGTCTAGCACAACCCTCGGTGCAACTGTAGTTAACTCAAGCCTCGCATCTGTTGGTACGATCACAACCGGTACATGGAATGGTTCAACGATATCCATAAGCCATGGTGGCACCGGGGCAACAACCGCCGCCGCCGCAAGAACAAATCTTGGTTTGACAATAGGCACCGACGTTCAGGGTTATGATGCAGAACTAGCGGCTTTGGCTGGTTTGACATCAGCTGCAGATAAGCTTGCATATTTCACCGGATCCGGAACTGCTAGTCTCACTGATTTAACTTCTTACGGAAGAAATTTGATTGCAAGCGCAAGCGCTGCAGTTGCAAGAACAACTCTTGGACTTGGCACTATCGCCGTTCAAAATTCAAACAACGTTTCTATCACGGGTGGCTCCATAACAAATTTAACCACATTCGATGGAGTAACCATTGACGGCGGAACATTCTAATAATCTCAACAAAAGGTAGATAAAATGCCTACGCCAAATATTACTAAGGGACAAATAGCCTTAGACCCATCTAATGGTATTTTGTATTATAAAAATACTTCGAATACATTAGTCAATACATCTCTTAATTGGTCTCAGTCTACAAACTCTTTAATTCTAACCGACGACGCCGTACAGATAAATTCAGATATTTCTATTTCTGGTAATTTGGTTGTTTCCGGAAATACTACAACTTTAAATACAGAAGTATTAACCGTTGAAGATAATATACTTATACTTAACTCGGGAGTTACTGGAGCACCATCACTCAATGCTGGTATTGAAGTACAACGTGGGACATCTAATAATGTCGTAATTCGTTGGAACGAGAATTTGGACAAATGGCAACTCACGAATGATGGAACAAATTACGTAAATATCAACGAAAATGTTTCTAACGCAAATTCTTGGTCTACCGCAAGAACAATAACCTTAAGTGGAGATGCAACAGGATCCATATCAATAGATGGTACGACAAATGTAACATTAGAGACTACTGTAGTAAATGATTCTCATGATCACACGGCATCTACTTTGACTTTTGAGTTAAACGATGCTACTGACGTAACAATATCTAATCCAACTAGCAATAATTTTTTAAAGTATAACGGAAACGCATGGATTAACAACCCAATAACCATAGGTGCAGATACTGTTGGTAATTATGTTGAATCTTTAGTTGCAGGTACTGGCATTACTCTCACCAACGCAACAGCAGCAGAAGGTGGGACTCCTACGATTGCTGTAACTGCCAACACGTTTGATTCCTATGGAGCAGCGGCAGCAGCTCAATCCGCGGCAGTCGCTCATGCGGATACAGTTTCCGGTACCGCATATTCAAATGCAGTTACGTATGTTAATAATCGTGTTCTTAATGACATCTCAGACGTCGCCATATCCAATACATTAGCTAATGGTGATTTTTTAAGGTATAACGGAGACGTATGGATTAACGATCCGGTAAATTTGGCCACTGATACTGTTGGTAATTACGTCCAGTCTTTGGTTGCAGGTACTGGCATTACTCTCACTAATGCAGCAGCAATAGAGGGTGGAACTCCCACAATTGCCGTAACTGAGAATACGTTTGACGCCTATGGTGCAGCAATGAATTCACTGGCAGCCGCAATCAATTACGCCAATACAGTCGGTAGCACTGCGTATTCAAACGCAGTTACATACGTCAACAATCGCGTTCTTGATGATTTATCAGATGTAACTTTATCTAACACCGCAAATGGAGATTTTTTAAGATATAGCAGTGCATCTAATGCCTGGATAAATGACGCAATTAATTTAAGTACAGATACAATAGGTGATTATGTAGCTAATATAATTGCTGGTGACGCGATAGAGATTTCCAATACTGGTGGCGAGGGTTCCGTACCGACTATATCAGTAGCTCTAAATTCTATCGATGCAAATCACCTATCTCTTACATTTGAATATGTAGAAAACGTAACTGCTGGAAACAATATTGTTGTAAATGATCAATATGTCGGAACTGGATCAACTAAAGATTATTTAATTAGTACTTCAGCTACTCCAAGCTTTACTTCTGTGTCTACAACATCTTTAAGTGTTGATGGCGTTGAGATCGATACAAGCGGCGCAAACAGCAATGATCAAGTATTAAGGTTTGATACAGCTGCAAATAAATTTATTCCAGGTTTGGCTTCAACCGTGGCTGCGTTGGCAGATCTAACAGACGTAAGTAATACCGCTCCTTCAACTGGAGATTTCTTGTATTGGAATGGAACAACTTGGACGCCTTCTGTTCCGGCAACCGGAATGCCAATAGTTTCAGATTCTGCTCCGGGATCTCCAATTTCTGGACAATTGTGGTTTCAGTCTAGTACGGCGAGAACCTTTATTTATTATATTGATAGTAGTTCTCCACCAAGTTCTCAGTGGGTTGAGGTTGGAACGGCTTCTTCACACCCTGATTTAATCGTAAGTAAAGTAACTCAGGTAATTGGAGATGGTTCGTCAAATACTGCAACAGTAACACATAATTTAAATACAAGACACGTCATGGCTGAAGTTTATGATAATGCAACTTTTGAAACTGTTGAGGCTAGAGTTGTAAGAAATTCTTTGGATTCAATAGAAATTAATTTTTCTGGAAATATCCCTGTCAACGCATATACCGTCGTGGTAATTGGTTAATTTTTCAAAACAATATAATAATGTTATAATAGGTCATTACTATAACTATGAATTTAAATTATACTTTATAAGGAGATCTCAGTGCCTTTTAGTGGTTCCATTTTTGCCGTAAACAACACGCTATTACTTAAAAGATCAGATACAGCGGGTCAGACGCCAGATAATCTTTCTCTTGGCGAATTAGCAATCAACGTAGCTGACGGTAAATTGTTCTATAAGAACAGTACAGCAAACGCCATAATTCGGACTTAATTTAATCTCAAATGTTGTTGGTACAGCAAATCAAGTTTCGGTTTCTGCTAATGCAACTAGCGGTGTTTATACCCTTTCTCTTCCATCCACGATTCAAACAACGCAAGCAAATGTTTCTACGCTTTTTGTTGATGGCATAGAAATTGATACAACCGGCGCAACAACCAATCAAGTACTTAAGTTTGACGGAACTAAATTTGCTGCTGGTACAGACACAGGTTTAGCTGGAACTACGCATTCTGAAACAATAGGCGATGGAACAAACAGCACCTATGTAATTACTCATAATCTTGGCTCTAGAGATGTTGTCGTTGTTGCCCGTAACGCAGCAAGCCCCTATGAAGTAATTGATGTTCGCTGGGAAGCAACAACTACGGGAACAGTAACACTCGATTTTTCAGCAGCAGTTGCTGTAAATGCTGTTAGGGTCAATATATATAACGCAGTTGCTGGTTCGGCAATTACAATAGGCTCAATTCATGATCTTGGCGACGTAACAATTTCAAATGCCGCCAATGGTGACTTCTTGCGTTACAATGGCAATCAATGGATCAACGATCCGGTAAATCTTTCAACCGATACGGTTGGCAATTATGTTGAGTCGCTCGTTGCCGGTTCTGGTATTACTCTTACCAATGCAGCTGCATCAGAGGGCGGAACTCCGACTATTGCAGTAACGACCAACACGTTTGATGCTCACGGAGCCGCTGCAGCAGCTCAAGCAGCTGCAATTGCTCACGCAAATACAGTTTCAACAAGTGCGCAAAAAACATTTGAAGTTACAGCTGACAGTGGCACAAGTCAATCAGTTACAGCTGGTAACACAAATGTTGATACCCTAAAGATTTCAGGTGGAGTTGGCCTTAGCTCCACGGTGGCAGACGCTTCTGGTGTAGCGGTTGTAACCGTAGATCTTGACAATACAGCAGTAACAGCTGGTTCCTATGGTGCAGCCGACAAGGTAGCAACATTTACAGTTGACGCTCAAGGTCGCTTGACAACTGCTGGAAACACTAACATTTCAGTTACATCAGCTGCAGTTACGGACTTTACTTCAAGTGCAAGAGGCGCAATCAGCGTATCTGGTGACTTGGCCTATAACTCATCAACTGGTGTTATTAGCTTCACCAATGACGCTGGAGACATTGAGGGCGTAACGGCAGGAACCGGATTGACCGGCGGCGGTACTTCGGGCACCGTAACCCTAAACCTTGCCAGCACAGCTGTCACCGCAGGCAGCTATGGTTCCTCAACAAAGATTCCAACATTTACAGTTGACGCACAGGGTCGCCTCACCGCTGCTGGTGAAGCCAACGTTGCAACAAACCTTTCGATAGCTGGTGGGTCTGGATCAGATACAGTCAACCTTCTTTCTGATACTCTCACGTTCACCGGTGGTACCGGAGTAACTACTGCAGTTACAAACAACACCTTAACTATTTCAATTGCTCAGGCAGTGGGAACTGCATCTGACGTTACGTTTGGATCGGTTACCACATCTGGTAATGCCGCAGTTGGTGGCAATCTTGTTGTTACTGGCAACCTAACGGTTCAGGGTAACACCACTACTCTTAACACAGAAACACTGGCTGTTGAAGATAATATTATTGTTCTTAACAGCAATGTCACGGACGCACCAAGTACCGATGCTGGAATTACGGTAGAGCGTGGCTCTTCTGATGATGCTCACCTTAGATGGAATGAAGGTACCGATAAGTGGCAGATTGGTACAGGTAGCACATACCTGGACATTGCTACAACCGCAGATGTGTCTGCAGTTTCCATTACGCATCTTGATAATATTGGCGATGTAACTATTACAGGCAACGCCACCAATCAATTTTTGATGTATAACGGTAATGCATGGGTAAATCAGTCTGTTGCAACGTCGTTTACTGCTGCTGGTGATAGCGGTACTGTTACGATTTCAAGCGGCACCGATACATTGACCATTGCTGGCGGTACTGGTCTTACGTCAATTGCTGCTGCGACAGATACAGTTACAATCAATCTTGACAATACGGCAGTAACAGCTGGTTCTTATGGTGCGGCTGGTTCAGTAGCAACATTCACGGTAGACGCCCAGGGTCGTTTAACGACAGCAGCCAATGCCGCGATTTCAATAACAGCTTCACAGGTTTCTGATTTCAATGAAGCCGCACAAGACACAGTTGCAGGTGCCATAACAGCTGGAACTGGTGTCGCCAAGGTCTATGATGATGCGGGTAATACCATAACATTGTCAATTGGTCAAGCGGTAGGCACTGCAGATAGCGTAACTTTCGGTAACACAACCGTAACAAACACTTTGGCAGCTGGTGCAATTACGCTTGATTCTGGTACTGGTGAACTTAATACTTCTACCACAACGCTAAACGTTAACAGCGTGGTAACAATTGACAGCTTTGATAAAGCGACTTACAGAACTGCAAAGTATCTGATTCAAGTGACGCAAGGCTCTAAGCACACAAGCTCAGAGGTTCTTTTGGTTCACGATGGAAGCGCATCATATATGTCAGAGTACGCAGTTATTGAGCTTGGAGCATCCAGAATTCCATTGACAGTTTCAACAACTATTTCCGGAGGAAACGCCTTGCTAAGAGCAACAGTGACTGACGCAGAAACAACAAATGCAACCGTAAAAGTTGCAAGAACGCTCATAGCAGTGTAACATAGTTAGAAATAATTAAACAATTTAATAGTTTTATTAAACTAGAGGGACAGTGAACTTTAGTGTCAGATAAAGATTTTGTAGTTAAAAATGGTCTTGTCGTCGGTTCGACAGCTTCTATTGCCGGCGTTGAAATTGACCCATCTGGCGCTACCTCTAATCAAATATTAAAGTTTAATCGGAACTAAATTTGCTCCTGCAAGTCAATCTGGAAGCATCACTGTTTCTTCTACGGCTCCAGTATCGCCTACAGAGGGTGCACTTTGGTTTGATTCAGATACAGCTCAAACCTTTATTTATTATGACTCCCAGTGGGTTGAAATAGGTGGTGCTGGCAGCGGCGCAAAAATGTTTGTTAGCCCAAGTGCTCCAACTTCTCCAGTAGAAGGAACTCTTTGGTTTGATTCTAATTCTGCACAAACTTTTATTCATTATGATTCTCAGTGGGTTGAAATTGGCGACATAATTGATAGTTCTCAAACTATTGATGACCTTACTGATGTAGTTATAACTAGCGCCGCCGCAAATCAACTATTATCCTATAATGGATCTGCTTGGATAAATACTAGTTCTCCAACAATACCTGGAGATCTAACAGTATCTGGGAATATATCTATAACTGGAGTTCAGATAAATACTTCAAGTTCTCAAGCAAATGATATTTTAAAGTTTGACGGAACAAAATATACCCCAGTTCCAGAAGGTATATTTACAGACAATATACTATTAATAAATAATGGTTCTAGTTCAACTCCAACGAACAATGCTGGTATTGAAGTTGAACGCGGTAATTCAAATAATGTTTTGATTCGCTGGAATGAATCCACAGATGTTTGGGAATTCACAAACGATGGAACCACATACAGAGAGCTTTCCAAAACAAATGCCCAGGTATCAGCAACTGCTCCATCTTCTCCATATGAAGGCCAAATTTGGTTTGATTCTTCTGAGGGTGGAACCTACGTTTATTATGGTAGCAATTGGATTGAAGTAGGCGCAGCTCCAGTTGATTCTCTTTTGGCTACAATCAACGCAAAAGGCGACCTGATTACTGCGACAGCAGATGATACGCCTGCCAGGTTGGCGGTTGGTGCCACGAACGGTCAAGTGCTGGTTGTTGACTCCACGACTGCGACTGGTTTGGGCTACAAGTTGATGGGGAACTATAAGCCACCCTCTGGGGGAATGATAAGACCAGTCGCAAACCAAGGTAGCGCAACGCCAGCGCAATCACGATTGTTTTTCTTCCCAATCGAGATAGCAAGTTGTACGGCCAACTTGATGTGGTTCGGATATGTCGGAACGGGAGTCGCTGGCGCAACCGTAAGGGGCGGCATTTACGATTCCGATTCAAGCGGTTTCCCAGGGTCTTTGTTGCTTGACGCGGGCACGATTGATGCG